GGGTTCGGGTTCGGGTTCGGGTTAAGTCAGATTCGGCTACGGAGCGGGTCGAGTTTGATTCGGGTTCGGGTTCGGGTTCGGGTTCGGGTTCGGGTTCGGGTTCGGGTTCGGGTTCGGGTTCGGGTTCGGTTGGGTATTTACGCGTTGGTCTAAATTAAATTTAATCCATTTTTATATATATGACAATAAAGCATTTAGTTATTAGCGGAGGAGGACCATTAGGATTAAGATACCTAGGCGTTTTAGAAAAATTAGAAAAAGAAAATTTTTGGAAAGTCGACAATATTGAATCCATATACGGGACTTCTATTGGAGCCTTAATTGGCTCTTTTATTTGTCTAAAATATGATTGGGAAACTTTAAACAAATATATAATTGAAAGACCATGGCATGAAGCTTTTAAAGTAAGTGCCAAACAATTATTTGATTCCTATTATAATAAAGGCTTGTTTGATAAAAAACTCGCTGAAATTATATTTAAACCATTATTACAAGCCAAAGATTTAGATTTAAATATAACATTAAAACAATTTTATGAACTTTCAAAAATAGATTTACATATTTTTACATTTGAATTAAATAAATTTCAGACTGTTGAATTATCACATTCTACCCATCCTGAATTAAGTTTATTACAAGCTTTAACAATGTCTGCTGCATTACCAGGCATTTTTATGCCAACTATTATAGATAACTGCTGTTATGTTGATGGAGGATTGATGTGTAATTACCCATTGAATCAATGTTTAAGAGATCATCCCAATACAGATGAAATATTAGGAATTAAAAGTTCATACGATAAGGAGACTGATAGTTATAGAAATGTAAATATTACTGAAGAAACCTCTTTATTAGAATATGTTATATCTTTAACGATTAATTCAATGAATTTTATTCGAGATACAGTTAAAATACAACATATTGAAAATACTGTTCGATGTTTTGTTTTAGATAATCCATTAACATTAGATTTTATTCAAGAATCTATTAGAAATCAAGAAATTAGACGTCAATGGATTAAAATAGGAGAAGAAGATGCTATCAAATTTTTGTTATCAAAAGAATAGTTTTTATTTCTTTTCATATAATTTAGAGCACCGTGTTTAAAAATTGTTCCATTGTTGATTTGGTTGGTTTTGCATCATATTCTATCACTTGATTATCTTTTACTAACTTAACTGTCGGGAAACCTTCTATATTATATTTATCCATCAATTCAGTAATTTCTGCAGATTCATTAGTACAGTTGTATTCAATAAAATTAACCGTATAACCATTAATAGATTTACCATCATAATAAGATTTTAATGATTCCCATTCCGGTTTAGCAGTTTTACAATGAGGACACCAGTCTACAAAAAATAACATTAATGTTGCAGTCTTATTTGAATTTTGATCTTTGGGAATATTTTCTCTATTTGCATGAAAAGTTGTTTTTGTATCTACATATTGTTTATATGTAATATATGCAAAAATACATAATAATAATACAATAATAATAATTGCTAATACTTTAAAATTATTTGAAAAAAAACCAGTAATTCTTTGAATATATGAAGTTGCACCTCCTGTCTTAAGAACATTTAGTCCATTACCTACTTTATTTATAGTAGAATATGAAGGAGTAGAAGTTTTAGATAAAAAATAATTATTGTTCATTATATATACTAAATAAGAATAAATTATAATATATTTTAAACGAATATAAAGTTTAAAAGATTAATAATAATTATGTTAGTTAGAGATTCAGATGGAAGACTAATTATTATTTCAAGAAAAGATTGTAAAAATGAAACTGTTTATAATGAAAAACTCTATAATATTCGTTTAAATTATACAAGAAAATTTAAAAGTGTTTATATATATCCTAAAATTCAATCTTCAATTCAACCTATGTCTCAAATATATTTTCAACCATAATCAAACTTATAAAAATTCTTACTATTTCAGTTTATCCAACTATGGAAAAAAAATTTTACGGATAACTGAAAGAATAAGAACTAACAAAAGTATAGAAAATATATAACTACATAAAATATTTGTCTTCAAATGATCCCATTTAGAAATATCATTTAAAATATTTATATTAAAATTATTAGCAAATTTGTTAGTTTGTTGAATATTATAGTATAAAGTATACCCTAAAAGTGTTAGTATAACAACTTTACCAAATATTGAAGACAGTAAAAATGTATTAAAAGGCGTAATTATAAACAACAGAATAAATATAACTGATAAACCCAGACACATACAAACATTTTGCGTTGCTTTTGAAAATTCAATAATCATTAAAGTAGAGCTACTATTAGTTAAGGATGAAGACATAGTTAAAATATAATTATATTTTATTTTTTATATTTATATATAAATGATAAAGACGTTTAAAAATAGATCTGGTATAAAAAATCAAACAAAAAAACATAGGGTATTTAAAAAAGGAGATTTTTATTCAGGAGATGGATTTTTAACAACAATTTGGGGGCCACCTATGTGGCATATTTTACATACAATTAGTTTTAATTATCCTGTAAATCCAACTGATAAACAAAAAAAGGAATATAGAGATTATGTATTATCTTTACAAAATGTTTTACCTTGTGGTGCTTGTAGAAAAAATTTAAAAACGAATTTTAGACATTTGCCACTAAAAATGTCAGATATGAAATCAAGAGATACATTTTCACGTTATATTTATAATTTACACGAGTTAATAAATAAAATGCTTAAAAAGAAATCAAATTTAACATATTGTGATGTTAGAGAGCGATATGAACATTTTAGAGCAAGATGTTTAGATGAAAAACCTAAAGTTTTTAAATATTCAGAAATTAAGACAAGAAAAAATAAAAAAGAAAAAGGATGCACTGATCCACTATATGGTAAAAAAGCAAGATGTATTTTAAATATTGTGCCTATTGAAGAGCAAAAAGATGAAAAAGGTCAAAGTATCCGAATAGATAAGAAATGTATGAAAAGCAGAGAATAAACTAATAAAACGTATATTCGTCACAAGATATAATACTAAATTGTCTGTCTAAATCAGATAAAGGTTTTCCTGAGCCTTTAATTCCAACCTTTTTTGAATCAAAATTATATTTTAAATTATTTATATTAATTTGAATGTATTTCTTCTTATCAACTCCTATAAATAACATTAATACTGATTCTTTGCCATATTTTTTATATCTTGATGAAGCAATAATTCCATCAAAATAATAGATATCATTTATAATATTTAAATAACAATTTGGAAAGAAATCATCATTAGTCATGTCCCAATATCCATATGTTCTTAATTGTTGTAAAGGAGAATAGTTTGTAATCTTATTTCTTCTATTAGAAGCATAAATAGATACATCATCTTTTTTAAGTGATTTAGATTGAACATCAATACCAACTAATCTGGCTTCATATAAATGAACCCATTTTTTATATGAAGAAAGACAATTATTTAGTGTTGCTTTCCAAAATTGATATGGATGATGTTTTTTCATATAAGCAAGTTTCCATATAAGTTGTGCATAAGAGAAAGCATGTGCTTTACAAAATCCATATCTGGATAAATTACATAAACGTTTCATAATTTCTCTTTGTTTATCTCGTGATAAATGCGTAATTAGATTTCTAAATTCATCAATTATATTTTTATCCCCTTTAGAAAACGCACGTCTATACTTATCAGCATCTTGTTCACTAATGTTAGTTTCTTTTGAAATAATATCAATGGCATCATCATCAAATATAATTTGTTCATCAAAATCGGCACTTGTTGTTATATTTCTGGCATCTTTAGCAGCTGGTCTAATAATAGAAAGACAAACAGCAAGATCATGTAAAGAAGTTGGTCTAAATTTCATAAAAGCTATCCTCATTAATGGTGATTCGGCAAGTGTAATACCAATATTATCACCTAAATGTAACATGTCAAATGTATCTTTATCATAAACAAAATCTTCAAAATGAATTAATTTAAATTTATTTATTTCATAAAGTTGAGAAAGTCCACGACTTGAAAGAATATCAATTTTAAAATTTTGTTCCTTAGCCACTTCATGCTTATTCATTTTAATCTGTTTAATACTATTCATATTACTATTAATTAAAATGTTATCTGGAACTCCATCAGGATAATATACAATACCACCACAATGTAACGAATAACATTTAAATGTATTTTCCAGTTTAGATTTTTCTTCTTTAATAAATTTTTGAGTATCTTTAGATAATGATTTAATTTCTTTATTAATATCATTCTTACCAATAAACTTATGAATACCAGCATTTCTAATAGCTTGTCGTAAGGCTGATTTTTCATGATAATAAACATGATTACTAATTCGAGCAACTTTTCCAGGCCATTGTAATTCAATTTTTAAGAATACTTCATCTCGTAAATTATGCGGAAAATCCAAGTCAATATCTGGTAAATTATTTCTATACTCAGTTAGGAATCTTGAAAATCTTATATTGTTTTTTATTGGATCTATATGACTTATCCCAAGTAAATAACAAACAAGAGAAGAACCACATGAACCACGTGTTACATGAGGAATATTTTTAGTTATATTAAGAATTTCAATAGCTTGAACCAGATGTGAAATTAAATTTTTTCTTTGAAGTAAATTAAGCTCATATTCTAAACGCTCAATATATTCTTCAGAATGTGGTATTTTTCTTATAAATAAGCTTTGTATATTAATTGAATTGAAATCTTGTATTGGCATACAAATATTCGTATTTTGATCACTTTTTGTCATAGTTAATGTATTAATTTTAATAAGTTTTCCTTTAAGATTAACTGTAATATACTTATATTTCCAAGGAAATATATTAGATGGAAGATTTAAATAATCATTTAAATTATTACAAATAGAATAAGAGTTTTTAGCTTTTATATCAATTACTAATCCAAATTGTTTACGATTTGTAGAGTCAAGACGTAACACACGTCCAATACACTGAACAAATACTTTGGGAGAACGATTTTCTACTTTATCAAGAAATATACAACAGTCCAAATTTTTAATATCAGAACCCTCTCTATGTTTAGAAGCACAAAATAAAATTGCATGAGATTCGGCTTCTCTAAAGTCCTCATATGAATTATCACCAGTATAAGATTCACTGGTATCAATACAAATAAGATAATTAGTAAAATATTTTTTCCATAATAAAGCCATGTCTTTACAAAGTTGAATCATTCCACACCATACAATAATTTTTTTATATATAATATGTGGTTTTTCAATTAATTGCTTCGTTAAATAAACTATTTCTTCAGGATTAATTATTAGATCACAAGTAAACCATTTAATTTTTGGAGGAACAATAACATCATCCATAAAAGCATCATAGATGGAATATGATGAAATTATATTATCAAACGGTTTAAATGATAAATTAGGAGTGGCAGAGAATCCGATACATTTAGTATTTAAATTAGAGTTAAGTATGTATTCATAAAAATGTTGAGTTGTTTCATTAATAATAGTATGACATTCATCATGAATAACAAGATTAATTGGAAGTTTAATTTTTTTATATTTATCATTGGAAACAAGATATGCTCTATTAATAATAAGAAGAAATGGTTTATCCCAAAATTTTGATGAATTGACACTATTATACCAATTATCCAGTTTATAATCAGAGAAATTCAGAACGTTAAATTTATTTATAGTAGCAGTAAAATTTCGTTGTTTGATATTTTTAATGTTAAATTGTTCCATTAGAATTGATTTTTTTTCACAAATCCATAAAATATTATTTTTTGGATATTTAAGATTATAATTATGAATAATATTCATAGCAATCCAAGATTTACCAGTACCTGTAGCATGAAAATGAATTCCTGATTGGAAATCATTATCATGAGATAATTGAACCGCTTTAATTTGATTGGCACGTAATTGAAAAACTACACTCATTATTGTTTATTTTTTAGAATAAATACAATAAATAATTCAATTTTATATATTTTTCCTTTTCCATTCCTTTCCCTTTGGGAATGGAAGGCGGGGATCAGTGTGGTACCTGTAACCGATTTCCCTTTGGGAATTACATTCCAAAACTACTGAAATCATTTAACACTGGAACAGGTAATGTATTCGGATTAAAAGCTCTATAATTAGGCACTTTTTCACATGTAAAACTTGGTTCGGGACATCTGGCACAAGGGGGGCACGGAGGACATTTTGTTACATCAAAATTATCTGGACACTTTTGTATTAAATCTGGGCATTTGGGGCAAACCGGGGGAACCACTTGAGACTTTAAAATATATAAATCCTCTTGACCTGGAGGAATTAAGGATCGAGGAATTCCTTGTGGTAATGAATTATAATATGCGGAAGAATCATAAGTTGAATAAGTATTACCTGCTGGACCTGTTATGGTTTTTGCTTCACCACCATAAGGCCCATTAAATGTATATGCACTATATGCGGAATTATAATCCGAACCTGTTTGATTATTTTCTGCATCATATTGATTTATCGTTTCATCCTGACCATTATAATTATACGCATTATTACTATTATACAAGATTTTAGAACCATTGGGAGTTGTTATTTCTACAGCTTTTTTTCCATTACTTTTAGTAATAATTTTAGCTGAACTACCATTTGGTCCATAAAAGGTGGAAATATTTGGAGATGAACCGTTTTTATCTATATAATAAATTTCTGTTGTTCCATTTTTGTTAGTTATTACAATTGTATTATTGTTTGGAGTTTGAATTACTCTGGCTGTCCCCCCATTTGGACCATAAAAGATTGTTGGATACGAAGTTTTATTATAATGATTATAATTATCATAATTATCACTATTAATATCAGAAGTAGTAGTATTTTCATCATATTGGTTATAATTTTCAGTATTGTTAACATCAGATGATGTTGTTGGATCAAATATTTTATAAGTATGAATAGTTCCATCAGAATTTGTTACAATTAAAGATTTAGAACCATCTGTGTTAGTTACAACTTTAGCTGTTTCTCCGTTTGAAGCAGAATAAGTTGTAGAAGAAGAATCACTTGAACTAACTTGATAGGTAGATGATACACCATCTTTATTTGTTACTACTAAACTACTTTGTCCATTTGAATCAGTTTGAACTTGTGCTGATGCTCCATTTGGTCCATAAAATGTTTGATTTGAAGATTTATTTTCCATACCTTCAACACTATCTTTTCCCCCTAAAAATGAACATAAAATTAATCCTAATAATAAAATTACAAAAAGTATTAATAATTTACCATTCATTGTATAATTTATATAGTGAAAAAAATTGATTTGTTTAATTATTATTTATAATTAAATAAATATATTAACTAAGAATGTCAAAAAATGAAAATGATAATTTGTTAAACACTATTATAATTGATAATAATGATGAAGCAAAAGAACAAGTATTTGAAATCATAACTGTCTCTAAAATTAAATCAAAACAGAGCAATATTATTAATACAGAAAATTTACAAGAATCTATTTCATCTCAAGTGGTAGTTAAAAAAAATAGAAATATTCAACAACTATTAAAACATATATTTGATCCAGATACTACAATTATTGAAATAGGGATAGATGAAGCAGGCAGAGGTCCAATGTTTGGTAGAGTTTATGCTGGTGTTGTTGTTTTACCTAAAGATGATAGTTTTAATCATTCTCAAATGAAAGACAGTAAAAAATTTCATAGTAAAAAGAAAATAGAACAAGTTGCTGAATATATAAAAGAAAATGCTATAGCTTGGGCTGTTGAATATGAAGATGAACAAACAATAGATGAAATAAATATTTTACAAGCAACACAGTCAGCTATGCATAAAGGAATTAAAAATGTTTTATCTCAATTATCTAAACAAAAAGATATAAATTATAATAAGATACTATTATTAGTAGATGGAAATTATTTTAAACCATATACCTTTTTAAATAAAAATAAAACCAAATTAGAAACTATTAATTATCATATGATTGAGGGAGGTGATAATAAATATACTGCAATAGCAGCTGCATCAATTTTAGCAAAGGTAGGCCGTGATACTTATATTGATAAATTATGTGAAGAGAATCCTGAATTAATAGAATATTATGGAATTAATTCTAATAAAGGATATGGTTCTAAAAAGCATCTTGATGGAATTAAACAATATGGAATAACTAAATGGCATAGAAAAACGTTTGGAATTTGTAAAGAATATTACACCTCTGGCTAAAAAAGATAATTATAAGAATTATTTTTACTGTGTTTATGGTATAGAGCAACGCATATTTTATTTTTTTTTATTATTTCAAATTATTAAGCAGAACACATTTCACAAATTTCTTCTTGTTCTTCTTCAACTTTTGCATCTGGTTCAATTGTAAATTGTTGAGCCTGATGCTTTGCCTTTCTCCTCAAATAATAAATACCAGTTTTTAATCCTTTTTCCCAAGCATAAAAATGCATTGATGTTAGTTTGTTATAAACTGGATCCTCCATCCATAAATTTAAACTTTGACTTTGACAAATGAATGGTCCTCTATCGGCTGCCATATCAATAATGTATTTCATAGGTATTTCCCAAACAATTTTATATTTATTACGAATATGTTCTGGTAAAATAGTAAGTTGCTGAATGGAACCTTTATTAGCTATTATATTATTTTTAATTTGTTCATTCCAAAGTCCAAGCTGAATGAGTTCTCTCATTAAATATTTATTTACAACTACAAATTCACCAGCAAGAGTACGACGACTATAAAGATTACTTGTAAATGGTTCAAAACACTCATTATATCCAAGAATTTGGGAGGTAGACGCAGTTGGCATTGGGGCAACTAAAAGAGAATTACGAAGACCATAAGTTTTAATAGATTCTTTAAGTTTAGACCAATCATAACGATCAGACGGAGTTGTAGACCAAAGATCAAATTGAAGAATACCTTGTGAAGCTGGGGAACCTTGAAATGAACTATAGGAACCAATAAAACTATTTAGACTACTATTATTTGTTTGTCTATTATTTTTAATTAATGATTCGTATTCCCATTCATTAAATAAGTCAAGAAACTCAAATGGGTTTTCATTTTTTTGTAATATTATTTCTCTTCTTTTCATTGCAATTTCGTTACTTTTTTCTAACGAGGCATGATATATTGTTTCAAAAATAAGCTTATTTACTTCTTTAGCTTCGTCGGAATAAAATGGAATATCCATTAAAATAAAAGCATCTGCCAGTCCCTGCACTCCAATACCAATTGGTCTGTGACGCAAATTACTTCTCTTTGTTTTCTCAGTTGGGTAAAAATTAATATCAATAACTCTATTTAAATTGTTAGTTACTACTTTGGTTACTTGATGTAGTTTGTGATAATCAAATTCTCTGGTAGTTTCATTAACAAAAGCTGGAAGTGCAATTGATGCTAAATTACAAACAGCTGTTTCTTTATCGTCTGAGTATTCAATTATTTCACAACATTGTCCAGTAATTATTCCATTAAATACTCCCAGATGTCGTTTGGGTTCAGTAAAACAATATGTGTCGCAATATTCATTATTATCATTTATTTCTATGATTGTTGCCGATTGATAACTTGGGTATTCATTGTTACAAATATTAGTTGGTTCATTATATCCAATTAATTTCATATTGGGAAGTAAATTTTGAGCTTCTACTTCTTGTACTAAATTTTCATTTAAAAAATAAAATTTATGATAAGGTGTGCATCTTAATTGTCTTAAGGTATTATTAACTTCAACATTAACTGTAATAACCTTTTGATTCTGACCGGTTTTTCTAACTGTTACATAACTCCATTCTGTCCCATTCCATACATTTATCTCTTTGTCCATTAAAGTTTGAATTTCTAAATGTCCTTTATCTGTTAAAACTAATGTTTCTGGAGCAACACATAAATTAGATGATTTTATGGTGCCAATATTTTTCTGATTAGATTTAATATTTGCTGCATCTTTATACAATAAATAAGGTGTTCCAGTTTCCATTTGTGCATCTAAAATAGCAAACCATAAATCACGTGCATTAACAGTTTTTCGTGCTTTTCCTTCTAATTCATACTTTTCATATAAAATCTTGAATTCTTCTCCATAAACATCAGATAACCCAGGACATTCATGTGGGCAAAATAATGACCATTTTGAATTTTTAGATTTTACTCTTTCCATAAATAAATCAGAAATCCATAATGCATAAAATAAATCCCGACCTTTAGTTTCTTCATCGCCGTGATTTTTACGCATTTCTAAGAAATCAAAAATATCAGCATGCCATGGTTCCAAATAAATTGCAAATGAACCATTACGCTTATTGCCCCCTTGATCAATATAACGAGCTGTATTATTAAATACACGTAACATAGGAACCAATCCATTTGATATTCCATTTGTTCCTTGAATATGAGAACCCTTTGCTCTAATATTATGGACATGTAATCCAATTCCTCCAGCCCATTTAGAAATATGTGCACAATCTTTTAATGTATTAAAAATTCCATCTATACTATCATGTTCCATAGCCAATAAATAACAAGAACTCATTTGAGGTCTTGGCGTTCCTGCATTAAAAAGAGTAGGAGTAGCATGTGTAAAATATTTCTGTGACATTAAATCATAAGTTTCTTTAATTAATTCTAATGAATTTGGATTATTTAAATCTCCATGTATTCCTATTGCTACACGCATCCACATATGCTGTGGTCTTTCAATTACATTTTTCCCCATTTTAAAAAGATATGCTCTTTCAAGCGTTTTAAACCCAAAATAGTCTATTAGATAATCTCTATTATAATCAATCATACTATTTAACTCAACATTATATTCTTTTACAAAATCCCATAATGTAGAAGAAACCAATGGTTTATGAGTTTTATGAACATCACAAAAGTTATATAATTCACTCATAACATTAGAAAATATAGAATCAGTATTTTTTTGATGGTTAGAAATTATAATACGTCCAGCAAGAATTCCATAATCTGGATTTATTGTAGAAAGAGACGCACATTGTTCAGCAGCCAATTCATCAATTTTTGTTGTAGAAATTGTATCATATAACTGATCGATAACTTTCATAACTAATTGTTGGTAATTAATTTGTATTGAAGCTTCTTGTCCTAATTTTTTTATTCTAGTTAGAATTTTATCAAACGCAATTTCTTCTAATTCACCATTTCTTTTGGTTACATGCATAATATTATTAGATTCCATTTAATATTTATATTTGTTAGTTTAATTTTAAGTCAGTTTTTCCGAAGTATAATTTATAAGTTTTTATATAAATGTATATTATATGAAAGATAAATTTTACACGTTAGGAGGAAGTCTTTTATTTTTAATAGGAATACTATTTATTGGTTTATGTTTAGCTTCATTTATTAAAAAAATAGAAGGATTTAGTGGTTTATATGATTTATCAACTCCTGGAACTTTTCCAAAGTCTGTTGATCAAGCTATATTAGATGATTATCCATTAATAGGAAAAAATCAAACATCCAATAAAAATTATAATGATATTTGGTGGGAATATCCTGTATTTAAACTTGGTTCATTTAAACAAATAACTAATAATTTAAGATATCATGATAACCCAGATCAGGGAACTTGTGTGCGTGCGGATTTTTGTAATGCGGTTTATTATAATAAACACGATAAAAAATCTAATATAATTACCCCTTTACCTCCAGCTGAAGAGGGACCAGGTGCCAGAGTTGGTTATTATAGAACTGAACCAAATGAATTATACTTTTCAATACCAACTAATGAAAATATTTTATACTAAGAATCATTTGGGAAATTGATATCAATATCATTTAGTTCTGGTATACAAACGTTCGGTAATGATATAATATCTTTTTTAACAACTGTTATTTTTCCTGTTTCTTTATTAAATTGTAATAAACATCCACCATTTTGATTAGTAGTGATATTCAGATTAAAAGTTTCTTTTTTTGATTTACGATTTGGAGCTCTATGTTCATAACCACTAACTCTTTCCTTTTCAATAGTTGACCATATTTCCTGTAAATAACAAATATTATCTTTAAACCATTGTCTATTTCTGCAAACTAACACACAACTTATTTCTTCTAATTTCCAGTAAATAGTTTTCATGTATGTATAATTAAATTCTTGATTATTTTGGTAATAATCAATTACATTTTCTTCCCATTTTGTAATATCAAATGGATGATTCAACTCCAGAGGTCTATACATGTAAAATGGTTTTCCTTCTTTAGTATGAAAATAAATAATAGAACCTTTCATTTTATTATCTTTAGATAAACATATATTTTTAAACTCCATACCCTCTTCATCGGTATAATATTCATCCAAAGTATCATTTAAATAGGAATTATAATCTGGATATTCAATAAATTTTGTCTCTAAGAAATCACATTCATCTAAATTACATACTTCCATTTGAAGCTGCATTTGAATCCAATATTCTTTTTTTGGAATTCCATCAATTTCACGATTAACAATATTTTTAATTTCCAACATACGTCCATATCTTTGTGAATTTTTATCAATATTAATTCCATCTGGAGATGCTCCTAAAAACAAATAATTTTCATGTTGAATACAACCAAAATCTTCTATTTTAGTTTCATAATTGTGTTCATAAATTTTTACAGAAAGTGGTTCATATTTTTGTCCCCAGTGGAGAGTTGTATTTGTATTAACCATAATAACTTCTTTTATATCATCTCCCTTCTCTACCTGTGGTAGTGAATCATCTTTTTTTTGCGTCCCTTCGGGATCATTATCAATATATAAACTCTGATTTAATGGTTGACATTTTTCATAAATAAGTTGATTCTTTACGGTTTGATTTTCAAAAGCTTTATATGCGTTTGAAGCTGTAATTAAATTATGACGAAATTCATACCATTCTTTTGTTCTTTGTGTTGGTTGAGGTTTATTTCTTAAGACATTGAGTTGATTTTCTATAAATGGTATATCAGGTTCTTTTTTAATTATTGAATCATTATATGAACGTGGTGGTATATAATATTTAAAGAAATCATTCTTTGCATTTTCTATTATTTCTTCCATTTCATCCTCAGCATTATCAGTGTAAAATATATCAAAATCAAAATGAGAATGCATCAATTCGGTAATATTTTCGTCAAAGATTTCCTCAAAATCTGGTTCTGAAATTAGAGCTGGATGTTCTCTAATAAATTCTTCCATTAAATATATACATGTTTCATATAATTCCAAAGATTCCTCATCATTAAAGTATTTGAAGTCTTCTTCTGGTTTAATAAGATGTGTAATATCAATTAAATGAATATTTAAATTTGTAATAATAGTCATAATTATATTATATATATAAATTTTTAAACCATTATTTGAATCAATTTTATTACAAATTTTCCTGATAAATCAAGACTCCGAATCCGATTCAGAATCATCTTTATTTTTAATATTTTTAACTGTTCCTTGTTTTTTCTTAGGAGCTAATCCTTTTAAAGTGGATACTCTTTTGTCAAGATTTTTAAGTGTAAAATGATTCATTGGTTTATTATAATATAATGAGGGTATATCTTTAATTTCTCCCGTTTCCTTATTATAATTTACATCCTTAATTCGTTGTAATTTCTTTTTATCCAAGCAATCTCTAAAAAAATTTATTAATTGTTCATATTCATTAATATTTAAATTATTAGAAATCTTATAATTTTCTGCAAATATTGTTAGTTTCTTAATTTTAGCAGTTTTATCTAATTTACTCCAAGGTTCATTTGAATTTGTTATTTTTTCATTTTCAAGAAATTTATCTAAATTCGCCAAGTCGCTTGAAGATTTACTCTCAGGCCAAGGCACTCCATTTAAAATCATAGATTTATATTTAAGTGTTTTTAATTCATTACAATCAGTTGTTTGTATTTCTTTACTCATTTTATATATTATTATGTAAAATAGATTTTAACTCAATTTTGTTAAATAATAATAATAAAACAATATATATATTTTGAATAATATTTATATTGATTTTTACATAAAGTTTAATTGTTTAACGATATTATATTATATATAATATGGAAAATAATAATGGAATAAATGAAGAAAATACTACAAGAAAAATAATAATAGAGGAATCCCAAAAAAATAAACTAACAAAAAAAATAAATTGTGAAAAAGAAAAAAAGATGAGAGTTGAAACTAAAAGTTGGGGCCTCAATGAAGAAGAATTAACTCATAAAAGACAATTAGATTTTTTATTGTCTGATAATTTCATAAAAAATGATAATAATAATACTTATATATCAAAACTAACAAGTCATATAAAAAATAAAATTTATAATTATAAACAGCAAGATATAATAAAAAAAAAATTAAATGAAAAAGAATTTATTAGTTTTGAAGAAACAATAGATCTTTTAAAAAAATGTAATCTTAAATGTTGTTATTGTTCCAAAGATGTTTATATTTTATATGAGCGTGTAAGAGAAATGACCCAATGGTCTCTTGATAGAATAAATAATGATATAGGGCATAATAGCGGAAATTTAGTAATTTCTTGTTTAGAGTGTAATTTAAAAAGAAGAAGAACCAATAAAGATGCTTTTATGTTTACAAAAAATATGGTAATAATTAAAGAAGGAAATTGAACTAAATTTTACAAAATAATTAAGTTTATAATTTATTATATTTTTAAATCAAATATAATAATGTCATCCACTTGGAAATGGAGCACAGGAGAAGCATATTATAAAAGCGCAAGGTTAGAAAAAAATAATAATCAAATACAACAGGATTTTGGTTATGATACTCAGATGAATGCCATAAATCAATCTTTAGCAGATGATTCTTTTTTAAACCAAGACACTGACTTAATAAATATAACTAACTCAATTTTCTCAAGAAACCAAAATACTTCTGGCACAAAACGAGAAGATTTAGATACAAAAATAGCTGATCGTGAAATGATTACTCAAAGAGGTGTTAATCCTTTTTTGCAAACTACTTATGTTAATGATGTAGTTGCACGTGATATGTTTTTAAAACCTGTAAATACAACATTTGAACGATCAAAAGAAAAGTCTAAAAATGATGATTAAATATAATAAATATTATTATTTCATCCTCTTTGTAAGATGAAATACTAACAACCAACAAATGTTTGGAATATAAGATTTGAGAAAATTACGTATTACTCTAAATTTTGAATAAAGACCGGAAGGACATTCTATAATATCCTAATGTGTAAATAAGTTATTATTTATTTTTGCTAAACTAAATATATGAATTTTTTTTTGTTTAGCAAAAATAAACTTGCGCATTGCTCTAAAAAAAACCTAACAATATAACCAGTTTAGATACTTTTAACGCACATTGTATGAAGTAATCGGTTGGATAAATAAGCTAAGAATGTATTTAGTAAAATAAAGACAGAGTTAACTATAAACATAGTATTAACTTTCTTAATATGAGTAATCATAAAATATGCTATAGAAATGATACTAATGACAAACAAAATACCAAACACTATTGAAAGAGCATAAAAATAGACACAATACTCTCTTGGAAGAGGACCAAAATATTGATCAATTAAAGAAGCCATAATAATATTTATTTAGATATTAAATTCGTAAAAAGGAAAATAATTTAATTTAGGAATAAAACAACTTAAATAAATTTTTGAAAAACTTAAATAATGAACAATTCTAATTATACAACCCAAAATGATTTATTACTTAAGAATTTAATTTCTTTTTTTAAGACAGATGATTTGGATGGAATTTATAATCCCAATAATAATCTTGATAAAATGTTAAAGATTATTACTGGTGATTCTAAAATATCTCTTCGCATTGTTGATTGGTTTGCTACAAACTATGCAAAGAAATATTATACAGTTTATATGATTGAAGGAACTAATGATAATATTACCAGACGATTTAAGGTTTATGATGATTATAAATTAAAATTAAAAGCTTATAGCAAAAAAAGATTTGATCCTTTTTGTAGATGGGATCGAATCTCCATTCCCTATACTAATGGAAAATTTATTGAAACTACAATAGGTCAACTTAATTTTTTCAAATGGGCATTGGAGAATAAGGTAGTAGATTATATAGAACAAAATTATAATGAAATAGAAAAGGATATGAATAATCGTAATAGCACCTCTAAACGAAAAGAATCAATTGGAGATAATTCTAAGACACGAAAGAAACGAGAAGAATTGTCAATATCAGCGACAAAAAGTATAAAAAAAGAAAAGGTTGAGATTATAGTTCAGTTTCATTAGATTATTTTTTTTTTTATTTTTAGAGCAATGCGTATTTTGTATTTATTTCTTGCCTTCGGTAAAAACCAGAATGAAAAATGAAAAGTAAAATTATAATTCAAAAAATATAAAGAAAATTTCAATAAAATATTTTTAGTTTGTTAAATATTTAAAAACTAAAAACATAAATTAAATATGGGAAATACTCAATCAATGAAAAAAATAAATTTTGAAGATATGCAAACAGTTATTAAAAATCCAGAAATTTATTTAATAATAAATACATTACCTCTAACAGAGCAAGAATGTTTGATAAACAATACAACTATAGCCCAAGAAGAGGAAGTTATTATTAATAAAATTATAAAAGAAAACAAAAGTATTAGAATTATCATATATGGGCGAAATTGTAATGACGAAACAATTAATAAAAAATATCAACAATTGTATTCTTTAGGATTCTACAATATTTTTGTGTATTTAGGAGGAATATTTGAATGGTTAATGCTTCAAGATATTTATGGTAAAGATTTATTTCCTACAACAAAAAAAGAATTAGATTTATTGAAATATAAACCAAATCAGTTACTAAATATTGGTTTACTGAAATATTAGAGGCAAATTAGAGGCAAATTAGAGGCAAATTAGAGGTAAATTAGAGTCAAATTAGAGGCAAATTAGAGCCAAATTAGAGGCAAATTAGAGGCAAATTAGAGGCAAATTATAGGCAAATTAGAGTCAAATTAAAGGCAAATTAGATACAAATTAGAGGCAAATTAGAGGCAAATTATAGGCAAATTAGATACAAATTAAAGGCAAATTAGATACAAATTAAAGGCAAATTAGATACAAATTAAAGGCAAATTAGATACAAATTAAAGGCAAATTATATACAAATTAAAGGCAAATTAGAGGCAAATTAAAGGCAAATTAGAAGAATTTATTTTTCTTCAAATTCTAATGCTAAATTTGATAATTGGTCAGCCCTTTTATTATACTTTCTTGAAACATGATTAAAATTTATAAAGTCAAAATTTTTTTTTAAACTTACAACTTTTTCATGTAAATCAATTAAATTTGATTTGTTTACTTTATAAACATTATTAACTTGATTTATTACAAGTAAACTATCCCCGAAAACAGCTAAATTTATTATTTTATTCTCAACAGCTCCCTCAAGCCCAAATATAAGTGCAGAATATTCTGCTTCATTATTTGTTCTGTTATTTCCAATATATTTATATGAGGACCAAATCTCTACACCATTTTTAAAAATTACAGCGCCAATTCCTGCTGGACCAGGATTACCTTTACTACAACCATCAAAATATAATACAAATTCGGGTTGGGAAATTATTTTTTCATCTTTATTTATACAATGTAATAAATTTTCTAAATTATTATTCATCCAATTTGATGTAAATATAAATTTATCTATAATATATTTATCTATATTATATAATGATTTCCAATATGTTTCCCATGAATCAATAAAATATACATCATTTTTTGGTAAAAAAAATAATAAATTATTATTATTGATTTTGTATAAATTTGTTTATTTTTTCTAACCATTCATCTACTATTTTTTCATTTTCATAAATATCGACATTACCATCTAAAATTAACTTATTTGTTTTAATACCTTTATTTTCATCTAAAAATTCCTCATGATAATTATGACATGATTCTAAATAAGCTAATGGAATTACTTCTTCACCTTCTCTCGCACGCTTATGAATTCTTTCATAACATTTTTTTGGATCTGTATTCACATATACTGAATAATTTATTGGAAAATCCATAGCAAATTCTTCAAACCAATTCAAATAAATTTGATAACAAACATCTTCTATTTTACCTTGGTCATGTAACATCTTTGCAAAAACGTGTTTATCTGTATATAAACTACGCTCTGTTATAATAATATATTTTTGTTTATTTGTCTCTTTATTACATTCATTTTCTAGGTTTAATTCTTCCAATCTGTTTTCAACTAATGTTGTTTTAACAGAATTTATTTCTTTAATTATATCTCTTAAAATTTTTAATCGTGAAATATATGCCATCATTTGAAATGCAAATGAATATTTCTCTTGATCAGCATAAAATTTCTTTAACATTGTATTACCATTATTATCTTTAATTTTCTCCCAATCATCAACTGGTTCTCTCAAAAATATCACATGTGAATTATTATTATAATGATTTTTTAAATTCTCGAGTAGTGTAGATTTACCAGAACCAATATTACCTTCAATTGTTACAATTTTAAAATTATTGGACATTTCTAAATAATTTTGAATAATTCATACAGAATGATTACTCCTTTAATATTTATTTCCAAATCAATTTTTTCTATATTTTTGGTCGTTGTTAGAAAAAAAATATTTACTTCCCATAAATAAAATTTGCAATTTAAAATTGAATTTGTAAAAGAATATAAAGAAATAAACATATTATTACTTACATACCAGTTTAAATGGATCTTAAACAACGAAAATTAACTAAATCTGAATGGGATGGAATTGAAATTCCAGTTCATAAGGATGAGATTGAAATATTACAATTAATAGTAAAGGGATTCTCTAATGTTCATTTAAAAATTAATAAAACTGATTCTATCTTTACACACCTAAAGATAGAATATAATACACAAATTGAAGAATTTTTATATGCAAAGTTCTTTGCTGATAAAGTGAGGACACTTGTTGATAATCATAGTGTTCCTTTTATTCAATTTGGACCAAATCCAAATCTTAAAAAAACTAAAAGTCAAGAAAATATAATAAATGATAATAGCGTTTATTATATTAATATTGGTTCCATTGTTAAATTAAAAAGTAGTGACTTAATCCGATTATCACGATTAAATACAGAAAATATTAATAATGAAACAAATATTTACGAATTTATTCTATTTAATAATTTGGAACAAATGGTTCAATTAAAATATAAAAATAATCCAAAATGGCTATATTATTATTATACTCTTAGTAAACTCATTCATAATAATGTTGATAAAGTGAATAGATTTTTAAAAGAAATTATTGTAATATTTATTAAAAAATATGAAAATGATGTAAATCTTCTTTATATTGTTCATAATTCATCTGAATTTATTGAAAAAAATCCAAATATCTTAAAATACAGTGATTTATCATTATATGACCACCAGAAAGAAATTTATACAGCTATTAAATCATCCAAACCAAAATTAGTTTTGTATATAGCTCCTACAGGCACTGGAAAAACATTGACTCCTCTTGGATTATCCGAAAAATATAAAGTTATATTTGTTTGTGCTGCTAGACATGTTGGTCTTGCTCTTGCCAGATCAGCAATTTCTATTAATAAACGCATTGCATTTGCCTTTGGATGTTCTGCAGCAGAAGATGTGCGGTTACATTATTTTGCTGCCAAGGAATTTACAAGAGATAAACGCAGTGGACAAATTAGAAAAGTTGATAATACAGTTGGTAACAAGGTAGAAATTATTATTTGTGATATTAGGTCTTATTTGCCCGCAATGTTTTATATGGCTTCCTTTAATTCTATTCATGATATAGTTACCTATTGGGATGAACCAACCATTACAATGGATTATCAAGACCATGACCTTCATAAAGTCATTAAAAAAAATTGGAAGGAAAATATTATTCCAAACTTTGTCTTATCTTCCGCAACACTGCCAAAAATGTATGAATTAACACAAACTATAGCTGATTTTAAAGACAAATTTCCTGATGCTAATATTAGTAATATTGTAAGTCATGATTGTCGTAAAACAATTCCTCTAATTAATAATAATGGTTATGTTATAATGCCTCATTATCTTCATGAAGATTATTCAAAAATTCTTGAAACGGTGTCTCATTGTGAAGAAAATATGACTCTCTTAAGATATTTTGATCTTAAAGAGGCGTCTGAATTTATTCATTACGTTGAGACTAATAATCTTCATAAAGCCTCTTCAATATTTGAAAGAAACTTTACTTCGGTTGATGATATTGACATGAAGACTATTAAAATCTATTATCTTAAATTATTAAAAAATATTATTCCTACATCTTGGAGCAGAGTTTTCAATCATTTTAGAATTGAAAGGACTAAGAGAATTAAATTTAATAATACAATTGACCCTAAGGGAAATGTTATTTCTAAATCAAACTCATTAGCAACTGCAAGTGCAATTAAGACCCAACAAGGCGAACCTATTTCTCGTATAGTATCACTTCAAACTAATGCGACAAATTCTGATAGTGAACATCCAGGAAGTTCTGGAGTTTATATTACAACTAAAGATGCTTATACCTTAACTGATGGACCCACCATTTTCTTAGCTAATGACTTATCAAAAATAGCAAAATTTTGTATTCAACAAGCTAATATTCCAGCAATTGTTATGAAGGATATTTATGAAAAAATAGAATATAATAATCAAATTAATGAAAGAATTCATCAAATAGAAAAAGAACTTGAATTTGAAGAAACTAAGATGGCAGCTAAGTTAGCAGGTAGTTTAAATGATTTATCTAAAGAAGCAAAGAAATTAATAGGTAAAAAAGATGGAAAAAGTAAGTCTAAAATTGCTAATAAAATTGTGGATAAGACTGAGGATAGAAAAATTTCTAAAATGAGAGAAGATATACTTACTTTGAAAAATATGGCCAAAAACGCTACTCTTGATGATATGTTCATTCCAAATAGAATTGCACATTTGGAAAAATGGGCTAAAGGACTTAACTATTCGGGAGCATTTACAAGTGATATTGAAGAAAATATTATTATATCTATTATGTTACTTAGGGATGTTGATGATAGTTGGAAGATTTTATTACTTCTTGGAATTGGTGTTTTTACTGAACATAGGAGCAGTGCTTATACAGAAATTATGAAAAAATTAGCTGACTTACAAAAACTCTATTTAATCATTGCAGATAGTGATTATATTTATGGCACTAATTACCAATTCTGTCACGGTTATTTAAGTAAGGATCTTGAACTTACACAAGAAAAAATTATTCAAGCTTTAGGACGTATTGGACGTAATAATATTCAACAAGAATATAGCGTAAGATTTAGAGATGATTCTCAAGTTACTAAATTATTTACAAAATTTACTTCTGAAGATAAACACGAAGTTATTAATATGAATCAGCTATTTAATAGTAAAAATATAAGATGGAATGGTATAGAATATGAAGAACTACCCGAAGTAGAACTTGTTGCTGAATTTGACGATGACTCAGAAGTTGAATACGAAGAATTGGAAGAATTACAACAAGATGCTAAAGAAGAATAATAATTTTATTTTTTTTTGTAACATAATTTATTTTACATATATAATATAGTATGTCAAATAAAGAATATAGATCAAAAAGTTTTTCCAATTCTAATCCACAAATAAAAAAATCATTTTTATTTAAAAATGAAAAATTAATAAAACGATACAAATCATTTATAAAAAGGAAACCCGAATTTCTTCCCACAACCCAAGTTTTTATTGAAATAGATAAAATTTATAAACAAATTATAGCTAATTCTGGGATTGATAAAGAACAAGATAAATTAAACCTGCTTCAAACATCATTTACTAATATAGAACAGTTATTAAGTTATTTAAGTCAGAATAACTTTAACGAATCTTTAGAATTAACTTTGAATTCTTCCTCCAGTTCTAATTTATATATTTTTTTAACTAAATGTTTATGGTATTCCAATGAATCATTTTTTAAAAATGGCAACTTAAATATTCCACTTATAAAAGATAAAGTTGGTAGTGATTTACATAGAACTAATGCTATAATAAATAATGTAATTATAGAACGAGAACTTATAGAAAAAATCAATAAAAAATATGGTAATGATGGTTCATGTGATGAATTTAATTTAATGCTAATGAATTTAATTAAACAAAAAATTCCTATTTTTATGAATAGAATTAATATTATAGATATTCTTCGTATTCAAAATTGTATACAAGTTTCAATAGATATGTTTATAAGTTTATTTGCAGATAAATTTAGTATAATAGGTCAATCTGGTAAAAATCAAAAAATATTAACATATAATATAGTTTTAAATCCATCCGAACAATATATTGAAACGAATTTTAAATCTCCTTTTGCACAATTCATAAATGATGATTGGAATTTTGGTGGAGAATTTGAATGTTGGTTAAAAGTAAATTTATTAGATTTAAATTATTCTTATAAAATTTTTATTAGTCCTCCTAAAATAGATACAATTAAAGGTAAAACTTTAGAACCCGAATTAAAAATATCACAAATACAAAAACCAGAATCCATTATTTCAAGAACTAATAATATCTCAAATACTAATAATATCTCAAATACTAATAATATCTCAAATACTAATAATATCTCAAATACTAATAATATCTCAAAAATTGGTAAGGGAGTGGTGAATGTTAGTAAAGAAGCACTGGATTACGCTAAATCTAATCCCTCTACCGTTGCTACAACAATAGGGGCGTCTGCTGTATTAGGAGCCGGATTAGGGACATTATTTTTAACAGGTATATTTGGAGGGAGCACAAAGAAATGTATTCCTAAAAAGCATAAAAACACCAGGAGAAATAATAGAAAATAAAGGGTCTAATATGAATAAAAAAATAATTATTATTTTTATTTTTTATTTACTTGGATGAATGTATTTTTGAAATTAAATTATCAATTCCTGTGTTAAAATCTGTTTTAATTTCCCATCCTAAATTTTTTACTTTTTGATTACTTATATAATATCTTTTGTCATTAAAAGGTCTGTCTTCTATATAACTTATCCATTTATCGTAATCATTTGTTCCAGTTATTTTTTCTATTAATATATGTGCCACCCGGGTAACAGTATATTCTTGATTATCATCACTGCCAATATTATATATTTCTCCTATTTCTCCTTTTTCTAAAATTAATTTTAAAGCAGAACAAACATCATTTACATGTAAAAATGCTCTTACATTAGAGCCATCTCCTTGAATTGTTACTTTTTTACCACTGTTCAATTGTTCAATAAATCTTGGGATTAATTTTTCAGGATATTGGTTTGGTCCATATACATTATTTCCCCTTGTTATGATAATTGGCATTTTAAATGAATGATAATAGGATTTGGCAATTAATTCAGCAGCTGCCTTTGTTGCAGCATATGGATTAGTAGGACATAAAACCGAACCTTCATGTTTTTTCTCTTCATTTTCAGATAACATGGATTCTCCATAAACTTCATCGGTAGAAATATGAATAAATTTTTTTATTTTTCCATATTTACGACAAGCTTCTAATAAAGTATGTGTTCCAACTACATTATCATGTGTATATTGTAATGCATTATCAAAAGAATTTTGAACATGAGATTGTGCAGCAAAATGTATTACAATATCAATTTTATAAATTTCTAATATATTTGCTATTAAATCAAATGAGCATAAATTTCCTTTTACTAAATTATATCTTTCTGAATTACGCACTTTTTCATCAATATTTAATGGGGATGCACAATAATACATAGCATCCAAATTAACAATTTCTACATTTTTATTTTGATTGAAATAAAAATTTACAAAATTAGAACCAATAAACCCGCAACAACCAGTAACTAACAATTTCATAATAATAGAATGATATATATTATTTTTAATATTATAAACGCTAATTATGTTTCTGTCATATTTTTTCTCATTTTTATTAAAATCTCTCTTACAGCTTCTTTTATTGGTTTTACATTGTTAGTATGTTCCAACTCTAAAGTGGTTGTATTTAAACAATTATTTGATCTTTTAGAGGCGAGAATTTCATTTTGTTCTTTTATAGAAAAATTTTCCCAAGTAAAATTTGGATCAATAATTTCTTTATACATCTCTAAAATCTCATTATGTGATATTAATCCTGGATTGGTTAAATTGATAGTTCCTTTTCTATAATCCAATGCATAATTAATCATAATTGGTAGTAAATTATCTAATACAGTCATTGAATTTGGAATAGAACAAATTTTTTTATAATTTGTAATTTTTGTAATAAAGTTTCTAGAATTAACCTCCCCGGTAATAGGCATTCTTATTCTAATATTAAGAACATCTTCATTAAATAAGTCATGCATTAGTCTATCCGTGTATCCTTTAACAATGGAATAAGATGAACCAAAAAAATTAGGTTTATCATCTTCTTTAAATCCGGTGGTTTCATCTCCATAATAATGAGAATCATCGTAATCAAATATACATCCAGTTCCTAAATAAGTAAAATGTTTGTTATATTTTTTACAAATGGATGATAAAACAATAGGTGCATATAAATTATCTTTAATATTTTCAACTAATTTTCCTGGTTTCTCTAAATAATCAATAGTTAAAATTTCTGTATCTTCAAATATGCCATGTGTTCTTCCAATAAAAGACATAACATGTGTTAATTCTGTATTTGAGCTAATTTCTACATCAACAGATTCATAGTTATCAGCTCTACATTTAGATTTTTCAACTTTAATTCCCATGGAAACTAACAAATTATAAACTTGTGTGCCAATCCATCCATTAGCTCCATATAATAAAAAATATGGTTTATCATTATAAAATTCAGTCATATTGATATAAAAATGAGGGAAAAGAAAAATGATACAAAAACGAATAAAAAGAGAAAGGTAGGCTTGTGGATTTACAAATATATTGTAAAACAACTTAAAGAAAAATCTTCCAATTTTCTTTAAGTAGTTTTAATATATTATATTATCGATGTGAAAATTTAATCCAAAAAGTAAATTGACTTTTCAATTTTGGACATTTTTTTTGTCCATTTTTAAAAAACCAAAAGACTTTTTGAAAAAAGGGGTGCTGGAGACTGACATCGTCTTAAAATCATTTTTCTAAGTAAAAATTTGTGACGATAATTTTTACATTTTTTCTTAAAAATTATTTAAAGGGATTTTTTTTATTTCCAAATATTAAGGATAATGGAAATAAAAAATCCCCAAAAAATCCCATCAAAAAATCCCCTAAATATTTGTGACCATATTTCAAGTAGTAAATTAGAGATTGATGAAAAATATTTGACACTGAAACCCAAAATGGAACAAAATGGATATAAAATGGAAATAAAAAATCCCCAAAAATCCCCTGAAATTTCTCCCCAAAATTTTTTTTGTAATAAATGTGACTATTTTACATGTAATAAAAAGGATTTCAATAAACATTGTTTGACATCTAAACATCTAAAAGAAAAAAATCCCAAAAAAATCCCCAAAAAATCCCCTAAAAAATCCCAACAAGAATATGCTGTGGATTTTTGTTGCAATAAATGTGAATATTTTACCAATAATAAAAAAGATTTCCATAAACATTGCTTGACTTCTAAACATCTTAAAGAAATTTATGACAATCAAAATTTAATTGAAAATGAAATCAAAGATTCAAAATCTTCCGAATTTTATTGCGAATGCGGAAAAATTTATAAATATTATTCAGGATTATATAAACATCAAAATTCTTGCAATTTTTTATTCTCTAAAAAAGATAATCTATCATTTAAAGAACAAATTACTCCTGAACTCATTTTAAAAGTTATTGAACAAAATAAAGAATTAACTAATGTTATTTTACAACAAAATAATACTATTAATAAACTTTGTGATAATAATAATAATAATACTAACATCACAAATAATACTCAATTTAATAATTCAAATAATAATAATAATAAAACATTTAATTTAAATTTATATTTGAATGAAACATGTAAAAATGCTATGAATATTGATGAATTTGTTGAAAATATTAAACTCAGTTTAGATGACCTTGAATATACTGGACGAAAAGGATACATTGAAGGTATCTCTAATATTATTCTAAAAAATCTTAAACGTCTCGGAGAATACGACAGACCCATTCATTGCTCCGATTATAAAAGAGAAGTTTTATATATTAAAAGTAATAATACTTGGAATAAAGAAGAAGAAAATAAACCTATACTAACAAACGCAATTAAAACTATTGCTAATCATAATATTAAACAAATAACCAAATGGAAAGAAAAAAACCCTGATTGTATTAATGCTAACTCTAAGAAAAATAATTTGTATTTAAAAATTGTTAGTAATTCTATGTGTGGTATCTCCAAAGAAGAAACTAACAAAAATTTAAATAAAATTTTATCTAATGTTGCTAAAGAAGTCATTATCAATAAAAATAATTAGTTTGTTGGAATTGCAATCCAATCCTCTAAAAATAAATCCTTGGTTTCCTTTTTTAATTCTGGACTAAACCATTGATCCGGATAGCAAACTATTTTACTTAAATTTGAATTAAAATATGCACCCCACCAACTAAAAGTACTATTTGCTATTATATTATTATCACATAAACTCATCAATATCATTTGCTCCCAATCCTCCAATTTATTATTTGCTCTTTGAAATACAATTTTTGGAAAATTTAGCTTTAACTGTTCAATAATAGACTCTGATTCTAATAAGCTTTCTTCCTCACAAAAATATATCACAACTATTTCTTTTTTTTTACTCAATTTTGATATTTCATTTTCAATATATTTTAATGCATTTTTATAATAATTATAATCCAATATAGGATAAATATTAGGATAATTTTTATAATCACCAAATCTAAAATGTAATGATATTGAATAAATATCTTTAAAATTTATTTTAACCCGATCATAAACGGAATTTTTATTCAAATCAATTTGTAAAAATTTACAGATAATTTCCTTATAATTATGAAAATATTTGGGACTTTGATAATAACCAACTAACAAGGTGCCATAAGTATTTTGTAAATTTTTTGGAATCTCTTTATACATAAATGTTTTTTCATATATAATATTTAATTCTGGTATTTCATTACTATTCTTTAAAAATGGTTTTAATCCAGATAAAAAAGTATTCCAATATGTATATCTTATTGTAACACCATTTTCACCATTTCCTAATTGATGATTATTTAAAAAGAAAAAAGCTTTTGAATGTTTTACAGCATAAGCAATTACTGTAAAAATTTGAAATAATTGGTTTCCTAAACCTCCACATAATTTACAAGAAATCATTCTAAATATATTATTCATTAAAAAATATATTTATGTTCTAACTTTCTCAATAAATGAAATTATAAATTATAAAAATTTTGTAATTAAAACACTTAATAAAATACTTATGAATTGCGTAAATAAAAACGTATTTATATTAGTTTCTATATCTGGATACCTTATTTTACCAACATTTAGATCAAATATATAGTAATAACAAAAATCTTTATCTGTTATTAGGAGTGTTTTATCAAAAATATTTATAGATAAATCTTTTATTTTATTATACGACATACTATTTGATTTTATTTCTGGTATTTCAATACCTAATAAAGAATAAGAATAAATATTCTTTATAGCATAATTTAATGTAAAATTATAAGTATTTTTAGAAATTTGTTTTATATTTTCAATCAAAACAGTTCTGGATTTTTTTATACCAAATAAACCTTCTTTTTTAATAGTTTTTAATTTTATAACTGGTTCATCATTTATAATTATATAATTTAATCCATTTTCTATATTTATATCATTGGTAACTCGTAAAACCCAGGTTCCAAAAATGAGTGGTGGAATATTACTTTTCAATAATTTCATTTTTACTTATGTGTTTTTTAATTGAATTAAATCAATTTTATTATTGAAATAGTTTCAAATTTATAAAAATACTTTATGATTGCATATTTGTTAGTTATATTTCCGACAGGAATAAGAGTTTTTTATTAGTTTTTCAATGTGTAAAACCAAAATATAATTAGCTCCGAATTATATTTTGAACAATTTTTCATTGACTCAATCCCATGTAAAGGCTAAAATTGTTTTTCTAAAAATCAGCTGTAAATTCAAAATCATTATCATTGATTTTTTTATTCGCCAAAGCATACTCAGATATTTTTTTTTCAAAGAAATTAGTTTTTCCTTCCAAACTTATAAGCTCCATCCAATCAAAAGGATTATTAACATTATAAATTTTCTTGTATCCGAGTTGGACACATAAACGGTCAGCTACGAATTGAATATATTGAGTCATTAATTGACTATTCATTCCAATTAATTTACATGGTAATGCCTCACAAATAAATTCAGTTTCAATTTCAACAGATTCTTTAATAATTTCATGAATACGAGATTTATCTATTTTTTTAATTAATTTAGAATATAAAAGTACAGCAAATTCGCAATGTAATGCTTCATCACGAGAAATTAATTCATTACTAAAAGTTAATCCCGGCATTAATCCCCGTTTTTTAAGCCAAAAAATGCTACAAAATGCCCCCGAGAAAAATATACCTTCAACACAAGCAAACGCAACCAAACGAGTAGCAAAACTGGATCTATTATCATGAATCCATTTTTGTGCCCAATCGGATTTCTTTTTAATACAAGGGTAATTAGAAATAGCATTAAATAGATTGAATTTTTCCTCTTTGTTTTTTATGTAAGTTTCAATTAAATTGCTATATGTATGACTATGAATATTTTCCATAGCAATTTGAAAACCATAAAAAGCTCTTGCTTCAGATATTTGTACATCACTCATAAATCGTTGAGCTAGATTTTCTAAAACGATGCCGTCGGATGCAGCAAAAAAAGCTAAAATCATAGAAATAAAATGTTGTTCGTCTTTATTGAGACCATCCCAATGTGCTAAATCTTTTGATAAATCTATTTCTTCAGGTCTCCAAAAACAATCAACTTGTTTTTGATACATTTGCCAGATATCTTCGTGTTTGATTGGAAACATTACAAATCTATTATCGTCAGGAGCTAACAAAGTTTCTAAATTAATCTTGGACATCCTAAATTATATATAGTATAGATTTTATATTTTTTTAATAAAATATTCTTAAAAAAAATTTTATAACTTATTAAAATAAGAATGAGCTTACCATTAGCGGAAAGAGATTTAAATCTATTACAAATAGAGCAAGAAATAAGAAATAAAAAGAAGTTGTTAGTTAATAAGAAAATAGATTTGGATAAAAAACAAAAGTTAAATCACTATCTTATTGGAGTTCAAGATGATTATTCAAAATATCTGGATTATATTTTAAATGAAAAACAACAACAACGTGACGCTCTTATTTTACTTAAGGAATATATTAATGATTTAATTAAGACTGAAAATCTTTTAGACTATCAACTTAGAAATGCAAAACATGACCAAAAGGATATAATTCAGGAGATTGATAAAGTTAAGGACGAATTAGAGGAATTATTACGCACATAAATAAAACTTAGTTCCTAATGAAAAAATAAAATAATAATATATAAATGGCAAATCCTTTAGATGGAGCACTGAATAATTTAAATTTAACTATTTCATCCATTACTAAAAAGGTAGAAGAACAATCCAAACGTGTAATAAATTATAAAGCAAATTTAATAGCTAAATTAGGAGAAATAGCGAATCAATTAAAAGATTTAAAAAATAGTAGCACTCTGGCATCGGTGCCAAATTTGAAACAAAGAATAGTAGATTTACAACAACAACTTGATAATAATAAAAACTTATTACAAAAAGCCCAAACCTCTCTAAATGAAGCTACCAAACGTACTCAAGATTTAGAAGCTAATATTAAAAATTTGAATATACAAATTTCAGATAAAGATAAAAAAATTCAAGATTTAACTAATTCTAACGTAAAAAAAGATTCGGATATTCAGACTTTAAATAATGAAAAGCAATCCCTACAAAAAGAAAAAACTGCCGCTGAAAATGCTTTAAATGTAGCTAATGAACAAGTTCAAACATTAGTAAAACGTATTGAAGATATAAGTGGATATTTAGGTCAGCAAGTAAGTCTAATAGATAGAATTGCTAATGAATTGGGGGATTTGCAAAGTGATAATATAGCCGAACAATTCAATATTATAAGCAGCAATATTGAGGCAATTAAAAAAATGATTGATTCTGACTCAATGGTTAAAGAGGGGCTTCAACAATCTGAATATGATATTGAAGGAAATGTAAATAATTTGCATTCTCTACGAACCAATTCAGATAAACGTGAATACGGACAATTTATAAATTCATTGGAGGGACAAATTCAAAAACTAATTAATGATAATATTAGTAAATTTGATAGTGGAGATGAATCTGCAATAAGACAAATATTAAATAATAATCAAATTAAAGTGCCTTCCTCTAAACAAACTTTTGGTGGAAAAAAACGAAGTCGTAGAATTATGAAAAAGATACATAGAAAAACGCATAAAAAAATGAGAGGAGGTTATACTTATAAGAAAAGTAAAAATTTAGAAAAAGCCAGTTCTATTATAAGCAAATCATCAGATGGCTCAAAGTCAATATCAAGAAGTATGAATAAGTCTAATAGTAAATCAATGTAATCGTTTTTTATTTTTCTTTATGATTAGAATAAGATTTTAGATTACTAAGCATTCCTTTTAAACCATTTAGATTTAAACAAGAATCAGGCCATTTGCCTCGTATTTCTCTAATTAATAAATTAGATAAATAACATCGTTGTTTCATAATATTTTTACGTTCATTAAATACTTTTTTCCATTTTTTCTGAATTATACGTAACCAAAATGTTTTTAGTATAGCAATAGACTCCTGTGATGGTAAAATTATGTATTCGCCTATTTCGGGTTTAATATAATTTTGTTTTAAAATAATATTATGGTAATTTCTTATTATAGGATGGTATCCAAAATATTGTGGATTAAAGTTAGCAGGATTTGAATAATTTGTTCTCAAAAATTCCATTTCATCATTCATTCTTAAAATTCTATTATCCTGAAATTCGTCATTTGAATCTGAATCATATTCAATAAAATCCTCTAATAGGCTATACGCTCTACCAGTAAAAGGTTCAAATCTATCATATACAATATAATGACTTTCAATATTAGGATGACTATTTTCAGTTTTCCCATGTCTTCCTGGATAGTGTAATTCACATAGCATTAGATAATATTTATTTTTGAAACCATTAGAATGGTTTTGCATTTTTCTTATGATTTAATTAATAAATATTTTATTTTATTCAATTTTTTTTTAAAACAATATATATATAATATGAGTTTTGCAAGTGAAGCATCAAAATTATTAACTAACAAATTTTTTTTGTATTTTATAGTATTTTTAGCAGCTACAAACATACTTGGTTATTTAGTAACAAATAAAATAAACGCTGTTATATTTTTCGCATTAGTTAGTTTATTAACGTATCAATTTAGTAAAAATATGGCTGTTATTTTGTTAGTTGCTTTAATTGCAACTAATTTTTTAATAGCAAATAAAAAAATGCGAGAAGGTTTAGACAATCAAAGTAGTTCAACTCCCTCTTCAGGTTCAAAACCTCAAGCTCTTAATAATATAGAATCTAAAGATTCTGATATAGCAAACTATATTTCTGTTGTAGAAAATAGTAAAAATAATTCAGAACTATATAAACAATTAGAAAATAAAAAATCTGAAGAATCAACTGTTCGCAACTTGCGAACAAAAGAATCAAATAATAATAAAAAGTCTAATCATATTCCTCCTGTTATGGATGTAAATAATCCTGATAAAAACATATCAAATGATAATACAGGTCCAGAAGGTTTTGGAGAAAAAATGACTGTTAAAAAAAATTATAAATCAGGAACAAATGATTCAAGGATAGATTATGCAACAACTATTGAACAATCATATGCAAACTTGGATAATTTATTGGGAAGTGATTCAATTAAACAACTAACAACAGATACTCAAAAATTAATGAAACAACAACAAAATTTATTTGAAACAATGAATAATATGGTTCCCGTTTTAGAAGGGGCTAAAAATTTGCTAAAAGATTTTAAAATTGGAAGTTTATCTGAATCGTTAAAAAATATTGGTAATATAGCTATTGCTCCAATAGCAGGAAATCCAAAAGGAAATGTATAAGTAATACAAATTATATATTATACTAAAAATATATTTTAGTATGATATATAAATGAAAAAGTGTCCTCCCGGAATAATTTGTATAGAAAATGTTACATTTTGTCTACTTTTAATTATTTTGTTAGTTTTAGGATTTTTTATTTATATGAATATTTCTACAGGAAAGAATATAATAGTAAAAGATACTGATAATATAACAGTTGAAAATAAAAGCGTTATAGAACCAACAAGTTGGTTTAGTGGTTTTTTACCAAGTTGGCCCTATACTAATTTACCAAAAGATGTATTATTAAATCCATATGTTGCTCCATATAGAGACGAGCGTTATTTCGTTCCCCAAGTAACATATATTCCGCCTGGGGCTGTTCCTATTAATGTATCAACTAACATTGGGGCAGTTGATACAACATATCGTCAAATGGGTATAATAACGCCTTTAAATGGTATATCAAAAGACAATATATTACCTTTAATGGGAAGGCCTCTATTTACAAATAGAGATAAATGGCAATATTATACGATTTCTAACCAACATAATAATGTTAAATTACCAATTTCATTTAAAGGTAGAAGTGCATTAAATGATTATGGAGTTGATCAGATATTTGATGGAGATACAATTTATGTTGAAGGATATAATGAACCATTCAAAGTAACAATATATGAAAATGATACAATTAAATATTTACCATTTCTGTAAATTTAAGTGTATAATTTCGTAGATTAAATTGTTTTTTGTGTCTGGCTGTGTTAGTATGTTTGAGTATTTTTGATGTTTTTTTATATTTTTTTCTGGTTTGTTTTCCATTATTAAATATAATCTTTTCTAAACGTTTTTTTGTTAATTTCATATTCTACATTTAGAAAAGTTTACTAAAGAAATAAAAAATTAATTCCTTAATATAATATAAATGAGTTGTCCAAATGCCACAGCACCAATAGATATAAGTATTTCAAAAATTACGGGTAAATGTATTTATAAATGTTCCTATAGTTTTAATTACAATAATAGTTTATGTATAGCAACAAATAGAGGAGAATATATATCAATATCCTATGATAAATCTTCACCTCCGCCGGTTATATATAATTCCATAGGATATGATGTAAAAGAAATAAGATTGTATATACCTTCATTACATTCATATAATAATCAAAAAACGGATGGAGAATTAATAATAATACATACATCAAATACTGGAGCTAAACCTTTGTTAGTTTGTATACCAATAAAGAGTAATAATACTTCAAGTGAAAGTGCAATGTTTTTTAAAACATTAATAGATAGTGTATCTTCTAATGCACCATCGGATGGTGAAACAACAAATGTAAATATTCCGAAATTTAATTTAAATTTGTTAGTTCCGCGAAAGCCATTTTTTTCTTATTCAGCTACAGAGCCCTATCAACCTTGTTCTGAAAATGTAGATTATATAGTATATAGTCCTTTAGAAGCATCATTAGATATGATGCCGGAAAGTTTAACAAAATTACAATCAATAATAATAAATAATCCATATGATATAAAAACAGGTCCAAATTTATTTTATAATGCAAAAGGTCCATCAAGAGGGGGTGGAAATGGAGAAATATATATAGACTGCCAACCAGTGGGTGTATCAGATAAAACTACAGAAGTAGTAACAGAAATAAGTAATTCATCTTCATCAGCGCCGCCGACAATGGATGACTGGTTAAAAAATCCATTGGTGAGGTTATTGTTAGGTTCATTAATATTTATATTAATCTTGTATATAGTAAAATATTTATTAAATATGGTAAAACCAGTAAAAGTTCCAGAATTATCGGTAGGAAACAGAAGCTGAACCCGTCGGGTATAATACGGCGATTCGGTCTGCGGCCGATTTGAACCCGTCGGGTTTAATACGGCGATTCGGCCTGCGGCCGATTTGAACCCGTTGGGTATAAAATACGAACCCGTCGGGTATAATTATGGCGACAAAATCTTGACCCGATAGTAAAAGAGTTTTATTCCTGTCGGAAATTCAAAGATAATTTATTGATTTATTATTGATTGATTTTTTTCATTTCAAGACCTATTTACATGATAAAAAAATAATTTATTTATTCTTATATCATGTATAAAAACTTATTATATAACCTCACAAGTTCTCTTCCCAAAGTATTCTCAATTTCCATATTTACAAACAATTGAAAAAGATTTAATTACTTAATGGTGCTGCATCATATGTACCATCTAAGGTTGGACTAAATGGAGCTTTTACATATTCAGTATTAAATTTTTGAGTTGTCATGTTTTTTACAACTTCTTGCTCTAAAGTATAAGGAAATTGATTCGTAGGAGTAAAGGGACTCCACTTTTTTGCTTGAGTAGGATAATACTCTTCTAAACCTGCCATACCAGTTTTTATTGATGCAGTCTTAATCAATTGATAAGCAACTAACAATGATAAAACACCTAAAACTGGATTTGAATATGCAAATAACATTAATGCAACAATTACTATTACAATTTTTCCAATAGTTGAATCAATTATTGTAGCAACTCCTTCGGGTAGTTTATAGCCCATTACTAAATATATTACAAATAATAAAGATAACACTAATTGTGGCATATTTTTCTTGTCAAAATATTTACTAAAATAATCCATCTTATATATTATACTTTTAAAAAAATGTTATAATGTGTAAAAAAACAATCTAAAAATTATATTCTAAATATTGTTAGTTTGATTATGAATAAGAACAAGAATCAATCATCTTTTATAGATGAGAATATAGAATGGCCTCAAAATCTAAATACCTATTTAGGAAATAAAGGATACACAATACTTAAATCTGAATTATCTATTAAATATCAACTTTCCTTAAAAGAAATGTTAATAGTAAAACCTTTGATTATTGGTTCACCAATACAAATACAAAAAACCTTTCCAGCTTACAGAGAATCTGATAAAAAATTATATGTTCCTAGGTATTTTGGTGAAGACTTATTTGGAGAAGCTAAAACTATTAAAATTTCAGAAGGTGAAGATATTAATTTAGATTTTCAAGGCACCTTAAGAGAAAATCAAGTCCCAGTTGTTGAAAAATATTTACAACATATTGAAAAAGGAGGTGGTGGCTTACTTGAATTACCATGTGGTTTTGGTAAAACTTCAATAGGTCTTCATATAATAAGTCGTCTTAAGAAAAAAACATTAGTTATAGTTCATAAAGAATTTCTTATGAATCAATGGACTGAACGAATTAAACAGTTTTTACCGAAGGCAAGAATTGGAAAAATTCAGGGACAAATTATAGATATTGATGAAAAAGACATTGTGCTTGCAATGCTACAAAGTTTATCAATGAAAGATTATCCCAATTCTTTATTTGATAGTTTTGGATTCACTATTATTGACGAAGTGCATCACATTTCTTCAGAGGTATTTTCGTGTGCATTATTTAAATTGGTTACTAAATACATGCTTGGTTTAAGTGCCACAATGAATCGCAAAGATGGAACAACTAAAGTATTTAAAATGTTCCTTGGTGAAGTTGTTTATAAGCAAGAGAGAAGTAAAGATGAGAATGTTATTGTAAGAGCAATAACTTTTGAATCAAAAGATGAAGAATTTAATGAAGTTGAATTAGATTTTAGAGGACAAACAGCAGCATCTAAAATGCTTAGTAAAATATGTAATTATAACTATAGATCTGAATTTATTCTTAAAATATTAAGAGATATGATTATTGAAAATCCTAAACAACAAATTATGATGATAGCATCTTATAAAAATATTTTATCATATATGTTTGACGCTATCAGACATCATAATATTTGTTCTGTAGGATATTATATTGGAGGAATGAAAGAGTCAGCTTTGAAAGAAAGTGAAAACAAACAAGTTGTATTAGCAACATATAGTATGGCTGCCGAAGGTTTAGATATTAAAACTTTAACAACTCTATTTATGATAACACCAATGACAAATATAGAACAATCAGTTGGAAGAATATTAAGACAAAAACATGAATTTTCTCCTATTGTTGTAGATATTATTGATACACATAATAATTTTCAAAGGCAATGGATAAAACGCAAAAGTTTTTTTAAAAAACAAAATTATAAAATTATTCAAACTACCAGTTCAATCTACGAGCCAGATGTTTCAAAATGGAGAATAACATACGAACCAATAAAATGTAAGCCAAAACAAACAAAAGAACTAAAGAAAGAATCTTATAAAGCAGGTAGTCGTAGTTCTTCGGATAAAAGCATTACAGAAGATACTGATTCAGAAGAAGAATTAGAAGCGTGCGGGACATCCCCACAAAAAGATAAATTATCTACTGGTGTTTGTCTACTAAAATTCAAAAAGAATTTATAAAATTTAAGGTCTAAAACCAACCTCTGCTGGGAAAACCAGAACCCGCCCCAATTTTTCCATAAGCATTTAATGTATTATGATTTAAATTATCAGGAATATTGGCATTTTCTACTAAATTTTGGGGAGGAGGAGTTGCTAAAGCACTGTTTTCTGCAGATAATTTTCCACCAAGAGAATAAACATTACTCAATGCACCATTATTATTCTGATATTGATTATATCCAGGAGGATAATTTGGTGTTGTCATTGGTGGTTGAAATGCACCTCCAACTAACCCAAACTTCAAACCACGACTGGCTCCATGACCTACTCCACGTCTACCAGTGCGCCTGGCACCACGAGTGGCGGATTGACTTTCTTTATTACTTATATTACGTCTTAAAGTTTTCTTTGAATATATTGAACGCACCCGACTTTTTATTTGTCTGACATTTCTTTTAATTGTTTTTTTTGAACCTTTCATCTTATATTTACTTGAGATTTTATTTATTTTTTTACGATTTATTTTGCCTCCCTTTTGAGCACATGGATAAATACCAGCTGCACTTTGTATATTTGTTCCAGGAGGAGCTAATGTATGTGAACCGGAAGGAATTGTTTTACTTGTAAATGGAATACCAGCCACACTTGAATTATCTGTATTTACTAAACTTCCATTTATATTATTTAACGGAACACTATTGTTACTAATTATAAATTCATTCATTTATATATATTATTATAATATTTAATAATTTTGTAATAATGACATTGTAATAATTTTATCACTTTTACTGACTAAACTTATAGGGGTCCATCTTTTAAACTTACTATTATATTCACATCGCATTTTAAATGATCTATCTAAATAAACATATTTATCTTCTCTTATATCTTCAAATTCTTCTTCATTATCACTTTCTTCAATTCTATCTAAATTATCATTTTCTTTTATATTTCTAAACAATTTATTCATCATTACACTTGTTTTATAATCTGGAATAAACGCAATATCATAATATTCTTCTGTTCCATTATTATAAATAAATAAATTGTATATATCAGGTTCAATATCAGCTGTTATTTTAAATATTGCTTCCTTTCGGTTATTATCTAGTTTTTGAGTATTTTGTTTAAAATATTTCATCACCATTATTTTTTTGGAATTTTCTTTTTCAAAAAATCTAAATTTTATTTCACTTACCTTATAAGGCAATAACTGAATTTCTTTAAGAATTAATTGGAAATCATTCATTATCAATGGAAGACCAAATATTGTAAATTTATTTACCAAAGCTATTTGGGACATTTGCTTTTCCATTATTTCCTTTATTTTTTCAAGTTTTGATAAATAGGTGAGATTATAGCATGATTTCCCTGCATAATAGTATATATCTTCAATACAAAAATAATTATTGCTTTTATTCTTAAAAAATATACCATAAAATACAGTTCCTAAAGCAAGAATATCTGTAAAACTTGTAGTTAAAATTTGAACATCCATAATATGTTTATTTTCATTAATATCTAATAAGAAACATACATTATCATTCATAAAACTTGTAAACCAAGCAAAACATTTTTTACCATCAGGAATAGCTAAAATAGCACTGGAGCCAAGAACTTTCTTATGTGTCATTATTTCATAACAAAGTTCAAACTTAGGAAAATCCTGTAAAATTAATTTAATTTCTTCTTCACTAAACATTTATACTATTATTTTAATATATCTTTAAGCACATTTTCAATAAAATTTTATAAAAAATGGTACAAAGGTGTAAAATAAGTTTTGCTAAAATATTGAAGATACTCCTCCTATCATTTCTTCTGAATTTCCATTAAGTTGTTTTTTAAGAAATGATTTTAATTCATTTTTCATACTATTGGAGTCATTATTTTCAAAATTTTCGGTAGGAAGTAAATCAATATCAGTATAATTAGAACTATTATGTGAAATTGTATCATAAATATTTTTATATTTTTGATTTGGAGAATTTACTAAATCTTTAATTTTTGGAACCGTTAATGTTGATTTTAAGAACATTAACAGATGATGTACCAAAAAAATAAATATAATAGAAATTAAAGAAATTTGTATAATCCAAGATAACATAATATAATAAAATATTAGTTTAGATTAGATAAAAACATATTAAATTCTTCTTGAAAAAATGGTTCTTTTAAATCAAGATTTTCGTTATTATAATCAAAATAAAAATCAACCGGTATCTTAATGAATTCAAAATTATTATTTGGTTCTTCCAAATAATGAATTATTAATGCTAATTTAGATTTTTTATGCGTTTGGAATTTATATTGAAGAAATCTGGTATATAAATAATTTACAGGAAATTGAGATTTTAATGGGATCTTGGTTATGTTAGTTTTATCAACTAACAAATCATTATTATTATAATTTTTAATAAGTTCGTAATCAGTTTTAAAAGTTGATTCTATATAATAAATATTATTTTCTTCAATTATAATTATTCCAAATTCTTTTGAAATAATTTCATATTTAATTTCAATTTCTGGATTTCCAAATTGAATTCTTAATTGATCAAATTTATCCATTAAAGAAATAGGAAATTTATTTGAAATATATATTTTCATATTATATTTATTATAAGAAACTATTTAAACCTATTCAATAATATTTATATATTAATAATATGACACAATCTTTAACTATAATAATTATTGATAAAGGGGGATCATTAAAAACTCTTACTGTGAAAGATTATAAAGTTGATGAACTTTATAAAAAATGTGGATTTAAAAAATTAGAGGGATTTAATTTACAAGTTGAGTGGCCAGTTAAATTAGATGGTCAAAGATATTTAATTCAAATGTTTGGTAAATTAAATGGAAAGGCTAATTTAGAAAATAAATACGATTTTCCTCCTCCAGTTGACAAAAATTTATACTTTGGTTCTTGCGCTTTAGTAGGAATGATTAGAGATGATTCTAATAACAGGTCATATATTAATTTAAGTATTGAATTATGGAATAAAATTTATGAAAAATTATTTGGTGGATTTGAAGATTTGACATTAACATGTGCTGAAGATGATGATGAGGAGGACGAATTAGAAAATATTCCAAAGAATATGAAAACAAAAAAAGGAGGTTATTTAAAAGATGGATTTGTTGTTGATAGTAGTGATTCAGAGGATGAAATATATGGTTCAGATAATGTAGATGAAAGTGACGAATTATCCGAAGAAAGTAATGAGCCAGATGGAGAAGAAGAAATGTCATTAGAAGATATTGGGTCAGAATTAACAGAAGAATACTATATAGATAGCGAATAAATACATAAATATATATATTTTTTAACTGTATTCAAAAAAAATAAATAATTATAAAATAAAATTGATTATAATTTAAATATAATTAAAGATAATATATTTAGATAAAAATGCCAATTCGTAAGATTGAAAATCCTGAACAATTTAGATTGAATATTCGTAAAAAACTGGGCGAATTTTTTGAAAAAGAAAAAGATGCTATTAATTTAGAAAAGGGTATTCATAATTGGGCTCTTAAGGAAGCAACAAATAAAAGAGTAGTTAAAAAGTGGGATAATCCATTCTTTGTCCAAATTTATATTGATCATTTACGCAGTATATATATTAATCTAAAAAATATAAAATTAGCTAATAAGGTAAATACTGGTGAAATAAAAGCACAAGATATTGCTTTTATGACTCATCAAGAAATTTGTCCTGAAAAGTGGGAGGAAGCAATTAAAGCAAAGAGTATTAGAGATAAAAATAAATTTGAACAAAATTTGGAAGCAATGACGGACACATTTACTTGTAGAAAATGTAAAAGCAAACAATGTACTTATTATCAAATGCAAACAAGGTCTTCTGATGAGCCAATGACTATCTTCTGTCAGTGTATTTCATGTGGCAATCGCTGGAAAACTTGCTAAATCTATAAAAATAAAATAAATTATATCAAAAAAATAAATAACTTTTTTATTCAATATAATATTATAATATAACAAGATGTATTTTATAATAGAATCAATATTTGTTGGAATTTATACAAGTTTAATATATTTACTTTTTTCTCCGCTTATTAAAAATTTTTATTTGTGTTTATTATTTTGTGGGTTTTTTAAACATTTTTTAGGTTCAAGTTTAGGTCTATGGACTTGGTATTGTAATAATGGAAATGCTTGTTTAAAAGTTTTAAATCATGACCAATATTATGAATCCAATACAAAATATTTAATACGTGAATCAATTTATGAATCATTAATTTTTTTATTTATAGGAACCATATTAAAATTTTTTATTTTAAACGACTTATATTTATATTTTATATTAGGAATAGTTTTACATATTGGTAGTGAAATAATTGGTTTACACAGAAGATTCTGTAAGAATAGCTGTAATAAAAAAGACCAAGGCAAGTAAAATAATAATATATTGTAAATTATTACAAAAAATACTGAATTTATGCTTTTTTTTTGCTTGATTATGTAAAATATCATATTTATGATTAAAATTTTTATTCATAATATCTTTTATAGAAGAATCGGGAAAGTCTTTATGAACTTTTCGTAAAAAAATAGCATATTTATTTTCTTTAAGTTGGTTACAAATAATATTAATATTTTCAGTAGAAGCCTCCTTAAAAAGATATGGGCTGGTTGGACTTGACATACGAGTCCAATCACTTAAAGTAGATGATTCATTAATTAATCGCATAGGATTTGTAATTTCATTAAATGTTTGTAATATAATAGCAAACAAACTTTCATTTGCTAAACCTCCTGAATTAACTTGTTTGTAAATTGATTTTTTATTAACCAAAAATAAAATACATTTATATACATGATCTCTACATAATGTAAACCAAGGATCATTAGCTAACCAAAATTCCTTAGATAAAAATCTTAGATTTGCTCTACGATGGAGATTTATATCCCAATACGCAGGTTTACATTTAATTATTGATGCTTGATAATGTTGGTTAAACATTTGTCTAAATTTATCAGGACTAATAATAGGGACACATGAATCAGTTAATAGACAAAACCATATATTTTCCTTATCATGTTCATAAGCATATGATAAAACAGACATATAAGCAGGAACTACATTAAAATAGTTAGTATTTTGTATATATTTTGGAGGAATCGTATATAATTTAATCCAAGGTGATTTAATCATATTTATTTCTTTATAATGAAAATAAATATTAATTATATCTTGATTAGGTTTAATCCAATCAATCCATAATTGTTCTTTATTAAGAACATGTTCGTAACTAATTATAAAACATAATGCAACTTTCATTATTATTATTATTATATGAAAAAATATATAATAATTATTATAATTTTACATAATTATATATTGTATCCACTAAACAATTCATATCTTTTTAGAATGATATATCTTCGAGATCTTGTAATTTCCAATATTCACTCCCTCCATTAGGTAATGGTCTACGAATTATAAATGGTATTCTTTTTTGTTTTAATTCCATTTCAGCTATAATATATCCATCAATAACATTTTCAGGAACCTTAACAAAAGGATTAGCCCCAGAATTAATTTGTTTAGCTCTTTGTCCTAAAATACGGGCTTTTTCATATTTAGTTAAATATGGAATCGTTCTATGGAGTTTATCTATGATAATCCCATCAGAATTTCTAACTACCTTTGTCATTGATGAAATTTCATCATAGTTTTGTAATATACTTTCTGGATGAAAATTAACAATATAATTATCGTTAACCGATTGATCAAATTTTTGTAAATATTGTTCTCCATCATTATCTTCTTCCTCATCTTCATCTACAAAATCAATTGGTTTTTTATAAATATTTTTCGCAGGAATCTTTTTAATTTTCTTAGATTTTTTCTCAATTGGTTCCATTTCGTCTCCTTCATTCATTGCCCCTTCATCTAATTCATATTCCGCCCCTCCTTCTTGCTCTTCTTCTTCTTCTTCGTCCTCTAATTCAGATTCCTCTTCATCATCTTGCTCTATATCATCATCTTCATCAACTTCATCAGGTCCTACTTCTTCAATTTCGTCTTCTTCTTCCTCCTCTTCTTCATTAGAACTGGATATTGAATCATCTTCGTCAGAACTACCATTAAATTTATCATCATCATCTTCCCCTCCGTATTGATTATCAAAGTAACTACTCATATTATATTATTATAATATAAGATAGTTTTAAATTTATAATTTCAATTTTATTTAGATAGAAAAAAAATTATGTGCTAAGTTTACATATTTTTTATAGTTTATTTTACTAAAGTTATAATTTAGGACTGATCTTCCGTTTTCCAAACAGTATCACAAGTGCAGCATAAATATACATATTTCATATTTGTATCATCATAGCGAATATAAATAATTTCTCGGGGTTTATTTTCTTTATTGGTAGAACAATCTATATTTGGACATAATATGTTAGAAACACGGGGAAGAGTTGGGTCTAATTTTGTATATTTATTAATAATATGACTAAACTCTTGTTCAGATTTCTTTAATTGTGTTTTTGAAACTGTAACATCCTTAACTGAAATAGTAGAATCTTTATTTCCACAGTTTCTACAATAATATACCAGTTTATTAGGATCTTCTTGATCAATACTGATATAATACATATTAGAACAATTAGTACAGAAATGCATCTTATATTAATATAAGTATATTTATATTTATTTATTATAAATTTCAATTTTATTTTTATTTTTGTAAATCAATAAATGTTTTAGCTTCAATAAGTTTATTTTCTAAAGTTAAATAATCAATATTAATATTCATATTATAAATACTAACATATTGAGTAGATATTTTCATTGATTTAGATTTAATATAAGTTAGTAGTTTATCATAATTATTAATAAAATTTTCCTTCATAAATGGATAAAATATTTGAAACGGTTCTGGTATCTTATTTTTTAAAATCATTTCACAAATAGAAAAATCAATATTTTTAAATTCAATAGATTTTTGATAAGGAATAAAATCCTTGCTTGTTTTGTTATGTCCTGGTTCATTTTCTAAAGGAGAATCATTAAGTAATGAACATAAAGTAAGTAAAATACTATTAATTGTTTGACACGATGACCATTTATCCCCTGACCATGTATTAAGTAAAGAAACGCATACCTTTCCACACTTATATAAATTTGGATTAAAACGAGTAATTCCATCATTAGTCATAAATGTTACTTTTGGAGGACTAAAAGGATAATCAATAGGAAAATCAAATGAAAAAAAATAATATCCTCCAAAATAAGGGGTTCCAGAAGGTCCAATAATCATTGCATAACCTTTTGTCATATCAGAATCATCATGAGAATAATAAATACCACTATCAGTTAAGGGATATTTAATTAATTGTCTTACATCCTTTAAAAGACGTTTTACAGTTTCAATATGAATAACTTTTTGTGATTCAGTCATAATATATATTTTAAAAATGTTTTTAAATCAATTTAATATGGTGTTAATTTCTTATATAATTTTCCAATAATAATATGAAATTAAAATAAAAAAATGAAATAGAAAAATCTTAATATATTATATCAATAAATGGAAACTATGATATCATCATCGTCACAATATAATGATTTGTCAGATTTCCTCTCAAAGCATTCTGTTAATAATAAAACAATAGGAACAGGAAATAAAAAAGTAATAACACATACAAGAATTGGTAATCAAGAATTAAATATATATGGTGGTAGTTTTAGTATTGATAAAGAAGAATTACCAACATTTCGTAGATTATATTATGAACATGTATTTGTAAAAGGTCGTAAAGAATATTTAACGGAATATCAATTAGACGGAAAAGGTCCTATTTTAGTTGATTTAGATTTTCGTTACGATTATGATGTGACAAAACGATTACACACTTCCGAACACATACAGGATTTAGTTCAACTTTATTTAGAAGAACTTAAGGATTTCTTCATTTTTGAAGAAAATAAGTCATTTCCCATTTTTATTATGGAAAAACCAAATGTAAATAGAGTTGCTGATAAACAAATTACAAAAGATGGAATCCACATGATAATAGGAATTCAAATGGATAATACTTTACAAATGATGTTACGTGATAAAATCTTAGAACAAATAGGAGATATTTGGGAGTTACCATTAAAAAATAATTGGAATGATGTTTTAGATGAAGGAATTAGTAAAGGTATAACACCTTGGCAAATGTATGGTTCTCAAAAACATGGTCATGAAGCTTATAAATTGACTTATTATTTAACAGCAGAATTAGATGTAATAGATAATAATTGGATTACAATAGCTAAAGCAATAAAAGATTTAGATTTATTGACAGATTTATATTTATTATCAGCACAATATGATGGTTTTATAAAACTTGATATAAATCCAAAAATTAAAGAAGATTATAATAAACGTCTGGAAAACAAAACAAACAAAATAAAAAAATCAAATTCAAAAAATAAAGTAAATATTATTTTTGAAGAAGAAGAGGAAGGAGAAATACAATTATCAGATATAAAAAATCATGAGACACTTAGAAAAGCTATGGATTATATTATAGGAAATCTTAAAGTAAATGAACAATTTATTAAAGAAACTCATCTATATACTCAGATTCTTCCTGAAAAATATTATAAACCTGGTTCTCATTTACTTAACACACAAGTAGGATTTGCTTTGAAACATACAGACGATAGATTATTTCTGTCATGGATTATGTTAAGAGCAAAAGCATCAGATTTTGATTTTAATGATATCCCTCATCAATATAAAAGATGGAAAAATGATTTTACGAAAAGACCAGATGGCGTAACAAGAGCTTCTATTATGTATTGGGCTAAACAAGATGCTTATGAAGAATATAAGAAAGTAAAAGCTAATACAGTTGATCAATATATTGAAGACACTATATTTGAGGCGGGAGATTGGGATTATGCTATGGTTTTATATCACTTATTCAAAGATAAATATGTGTGTAGTAGTATAACTAATAAAAAATGGTATGTTTTTAATAAACATAGATGGGAAAAAGATGAAGGTCAACGTTTAAGAATGGCAATTTCAAAAGATTTATTTGAATTATATTCTGCAAAACAAAGTGAATATTTAGCTGAATCACAACATTATGAACCAAGTGATGAAAATCACGAGAAATTTCAAAGAAAAATAAAGAGAATAGCTGAAATTTGTATCAAATTAAAGAAAACAAATGATAAAAACAATATTATGCGTGAGGCTATGGAAATATTCTTTGATAAAGATTTCGCTAAGAATATTGATTCTAATCCATATTTAATGTGTTTCACTAATGGAGTATTTGATTTTAAGAACAAGGAATTTAGAGATGGTTATCCACAAGATTATATTACAAAAACAACTGGAATTCCATATATTCCTTTTGAACCAGATAAGAATTTAGAAATTGCTAATGATATTAAGACATTTATGGAGCAATTATTTCCACAGTCTAATTTATGTAAATATATGTGGGATCATTTAGCTTCAGTATTAATTGGTATAAAAAAAGAACACGCGTTTAACATTTATAGAGGTTCAGGATCCAATGGGAAATCAATTTTGACCGATTTGATGTCACAGTGTCTTGGAGACTATAAAGGTACAGTTCCAATCACATTGGTAACTGACAAACGTAGTTCAATTGGTGGAGCAACTCCAGAAGTGATGCAATTAAAGGGTGTTAGATATGCAGTTATGCAAGAGCCTTCAAAAGATGCAATAATTAATGAGGGAATTATGAAGGAATTAACTGGTGGAGACCCTCTTTTAGGTAGAGCATTATATTGTGATTCTGAAATATTTATTCCACAATTTAGTTTGGTTGTTTGTACAAATGCATTATTTGAAATTAAGAGTAATGATGATGGAACTTGGAGAAGAATGAAATTAGTTGATTTCTTATCAAAGTTTATTTCAGAAGGCGAAACCCATACAGATGATACACAATATGTGTTTCTAAAGGATAAAAGTTTGAAGGAAAAATTACCAAAATGGGCTCCAGTATTTATTTCAATGTTAATTAAGATAGCATGTGAAACTGATGGAGAAGTAAAGGATTGTCCAGAAGTTGTTGCAGCATCTAATAAATATAGACAAAGTCAAGATGCTATATCTGGATTCATTATGGATAAGATTATAAAGGTTACAAATCCTTATGGTGTTAATCAGACATCATTAAATAATGCTTTCAAAGAATGGTTCCAGATGAATTACGGGAATAGGAAGGTGCCAAAATTATCAGAATTAATTGAAGTAATGATTAAAAAATTTGGAAATAAAAATGCGAAATCAAATAAGTGGCATAATATTAAAATAAAAGAAGAAGAATCTAATGAAGTGGAAGATGAATTAGATAATATAGATAGTTTATAAATCATAAAATCTTCAAGTGTAGGAACCTTTGAAAATTTTATTACGCTATAAATTCTTTTTTACATATATTTTTACATATTGTTATACACATTTAGTGGAATCTTATTTTTTATCCATATATAAATACTAAAAACCCATTTTATTATATAGTTAATTAAATATGGATAAAATATTAATATAAATACTAAAAAAATTCTCATTATTATTGATAATCCTCTTGGATAAAATATAAAAGCTAAAATTATTATTAAAACAATTATATAGTAAATTCTCCAAAAAAAAACATACCATGATTCAAGTCTTTGTATGGCATCTGTTTCATAATATGTTTTTCTATTATTTGTTAGTATATCACCATATCTTTCTTTGAGTTTTAATTTTAATTCTTGATTTTTTTCCAAATATTTTTTTAGTAATTCCTTGCTATTTTCAGAATTTATTAATGCACTATTTAAATAATTATTCATAATATTTGCATTAGAAACTTCATTATTAAAATTTTCCTCTAGTAGTTGAGAAATTTTTTCAGATTTGTTTTTTAATTCTTCTTCTCTAATATTATCATAATAAGTATTACCTTCAGTATATAAATAATAATTTTTTTTACTTTGTTCTAATTTTATAGGGGCAGTTAGCATATTTGTTTCAGCATCTAAATACTTTTGTTTTAATTCTTCAGTTATTTTTAATTTTTGACAATCTGGACCACACATTAAGGCTTCAGTTGATTGTTCCAATAATTTATTTATTTTATCTTGAGTAATTTGTTGGTTTTGTAATAAAGTTTTATTACTTACATCTTGATTTGTTTTATTTTGATAACTTGAGAAATTTTCGTATATATTAGAAAATAATTTATCCATCTTGTAATATCATTATATTTTTTTTAGAATCAAAATTTAGATAAAGAAGAAAATAAAGGGGAAATATTATTATGTAAAGGAATATCTTTTAATTGTGTAAACCCATATTTTTCTAATCCCATAAAAGACTCAGTAGTTTCTACATTTTCTGTTGTTTTTGTAGTTTCTTTATGTTCTTGTTTATAAATAGCATTAGGAACACAAATATTTTTATCAGAATCATAAGTACTTCCTTCATAACAACACGCTGATCCAATACAAGTTATTGAAGGAGCAACCCATGGGTCACTTTGAGTTTCTCCACCTGTTGTAGTTGGTAAATCTGGCGCATCTTTTTTATTAAAATACCATTTATATTCATCCCAATTCATATCATCCCTGTTAGATATGTCTATAATTTGGTATACAATAATTACTAATCCAATTATAATGATAATAATAACTAATAATTTATAAATATTACCAGGAAGAATTCCTATATTAGCAAAAATTGCTAAAATTAAAATTGGAATACATGTAATTACTATTGTTTTCATTATTTTTGAATGAGCATTAAATCTTTTTCCAAAGTATGTATTTATTTCTACTAAACGTAACTTATTATATTTTTGGTCTTCCAACAAATTCATTCGTATTTTTGCTTGGTTTAATTCATTTTCAAGAACATCAATAGCAGCAAGAGATTGCCCTAATGTGCTTCTAGAAGCAGCTACATTTTGTTGGTAAAAAGAGTACATATCCTTTAATCCTGCATACAAATTAATTCTTATTTGAGAAATTTCATTTATTCTATTTATTATTTGTTGTCTCTGGTCAGAACTTAGATTTATATCCTCTAAACTATTATATAGTTCTTTTTCTTGTGTTTGTAATTGAGATATATTATTTAAAACTTGTTCATTTCTTTCTTGTAAACTATCAAAGGTATTTGAATTATCTGTCATTATATTAAATAGATAGATAATTTATTTACAATGTTTATTTTTTCATTGTATTAATGGTTACTGTTATGATACTAACAGCTAAAATACTCCAAATAATATAACTGTAATTACCTTGTAAAACAAGTAAATCTGAGTCAGATAACATACCATTTAAATCATTCATATTTAGATTATTTGTAAAATTTTGCATACCTTCTATATTATTGATTTGTAAATTTAATTCTTTTTTTATTTTTTCTGAAATTAGTTTATAATTTTCCAGATCCTTCTTAAATTGTTCAGCACTTATATTTAATTTTTTAAATATTTTATTATCTTGATTGTATAGACTTTCCATTTTAGACGTTATATCATTACCCAGTGTTATTAATTGAGATTTTATATTATCATATTCAAGTTGTTCTTGTTGTGAAATAATTGGGGGATTACATTGGGTATCATTTGTCATTTTGTTTCCTTTTATGTAATTATCAAATTGAATTGTATCTATATTTAATAATTCCTTACTACAATTTGTTGAATTTTTTAAACCTGGGCTTCTTACACCTAAAACTAAATTATTATTTGGCTGTTTATTTCCATTAGAAAATGCGGACTTATTTTTTAACCAGCATGTTTTAGAAAAATCTTGATATACATATGCACCACAATCCTCATTATTATTACAAGCATTTTGACATCCATGTTGGTCCGTAACTACCAAAGAACCTATATCATTTCCAATTGAATCTGCATTTGGATATATTTGATAATTATTGGATAATCCAATCATAGTGTCTGGATATTCTTTTAATTCGGAATTCCCATTAATGTAACCTATTTTGCCTAAAGTTGAAGGATTTCCAACATTATTTAATTTATAAACCGCATTGACACCACTACCTCCATATGTCTTATTATTAATAACCTTACAAACTGATTTTACATCAGATGTATATAATACTAAATTTCCATCAGTTTGCATAATTAATTTTAAAGAACCATCATTAGAACCAACCCAATCATCCATACCTAAATATTCATCCATTTTTAAATAATTTCTCCCAAACTTTCCTTTTGAAGCCTGCCAATCTGGATTTGGAGTTTTCTGTCTTCCATTTGTATTTGTGCTCCATATAATTCCTTGTTTATTACTTGGGTCTTTTCCTTTATATATACATAAATCACCATCATCTTGTAATATAAGAAAGAAAGAACAATTATTTGATTCTTCAATACAATCATAAATAAAATTTTGCCCCTCTGCATTATCTATAAATGAACTTTTCCATAAATTACCACATTGATAAGAGGTGCTCCAACTTTTTGAACATCCTGGAGCTGGATCACCTAAATTTGAATTATTAATCGGAAATAATAGTTGATTTGGATAATTTAAAGAAATTAAATTTTGTTTCACTTTGTCTGTTACATTTCCATTTACAATATCAAATCCTTTATCATTACAGTTTGCACCATAAGTTGCTGTTAAAGTATCTGGATTAATATTTCCTCCCCACGCACAATTTGGAATTTCATTAGGTGAATTCCAAACTATATTTCCAGATTCATCTTTTAAAATAATTTTACTATTATTATTTAAATGACAATTAATTGCGGAAGTTCCAGTTGTATTTGATGACCAAAGTGGAACATATGTATATTGTAAATTTGTATCTCCATAAATTTTTATCCTACCAATATCATTTGAAACTAGACAAGCTGCATTGCCATCAGGTTGTATATTTTGTAATCCAAAATATTGATAACCATTATCCACTGCATATTCTTGACATTTATCAAAACTTGTATAACTAATAATGTCTGGGTTATAAATCATAGCACGATTATCATTTGAAAAAGTTGAATCAGAATTCATAAATAAATTCCATTCAGCAACTTGGACACAATAACGATTTGTTGTTTGATCATCATTTCCAACTTTATCAACTAACAAAATATAAGCACTATATCCTCCCGGAGCAGAAACATTATATATTTTAGGCGAACCATTTGTAAACATTTGATTTTGTTGTCTATCTACTTGAAACCATTGGTTATCTTTCCAACCAATTATAAACCAACTATTTGGACTTCTTGTAGTTATTAAATCTAAACGTGGAGCTATTGAATATTGATTTACAGTAATATATTGAGCTGAAGAAGTATTTATACCAGGCATATTTATTTGTAAAAATTCACCACTTATTCTACCAATATTTGTAATATTTACCCCATTGCTTCCTTCGTAAATACCTGTAACATCATTATAATTTGTATTAGAACTAACATCCGAATGCCAAACTGTATTTGGATTTTGATCAAAAGCCGCCCATGGGCCAACAGATTCATTTGCACCTAAATAAATACTTGATGCACTACAAATAAATCCATTAACCGAATTTGAAGAATTCATAACAGGAACTACATTAATATTTGAAGAGGGAGGTTTATCATTATAACAACCTATATAATTACTTGTCGGGTTATTGATTAATTTTGATGCATATACATTGGATCCCTCATTACCCAATGTTTGACCTTTTTGAACATTTGTTCCTGAAATTAAAGGAGGATTAGTTGGTATTTGAGTTCCAGGTATTTGGTAACTATCATCATATGGTAAACTAATTTCAATATAATTTTTAGGTGCATTCACAGAATCCCAAATTTCCATAGAAGAAATATATTTAACAACGCCTTGATTTGTTACATAACAAATATGACCAGTAGTAAATCTAATTGTTTTATTTAAATAAGGATTATTTGAACTAAGCCTATTAATTGTATTTAAAGAAGAAATTCCAATTCTTTTCTGTATATCCGTATATTGATGAATAAGAGAATTATATCTTGATTGTAATTGTTTAAGTTCATCTAAATCTCTTTGATTAGCATTACTTGTTAAAGAGGTAACTTGTTCCATATTTTTAAGAACAGGAAGATATCCATTATAACTTGGTCTAACAATTTGTTCTTGTTCTAAACTAACAAATCCTTCTTTTTTAATAGTTTTTTTACAAGATTTACCTGTCTTAGATATATTTTTCTTAATTTTTGTCTGATAGTTGTTAAATTGTTTACCTTGATTTAAAGATATTTTTAATAAATCATCATTCATCTTTAATATAAATAAATAGAAAAATAATATATTATGTAATTTTTTATATTTTTTATATTTTTATTATAATTATATCATAATAAAAATCTATGTTAGTTTGAATTTAGAATCTAATTGCCGATTACGTAATAATAGGTATAAAAAATAATATAATATGTGTTGCTCTAAATCAATATTATATTCCTGTTACTCCCCCTAATCTAAATAATAAAATTACTAATATAATTATAATTAATAACAAAATGATTAAAGAAATTGTAGATGTTTTACTACTAAACATTCTAATTGTAATTATTACTAATAAAATTGTAATAAAAAACCATAATCTAAAAGATAAATTTTGTTGATTAACATAAATTGATTGATTACTTTCATCTTCCACAATTGAATTATATTCTTGTAATTGTTTATCAATTTCTATTTTTTGTTCTAAAAGTTTAATATAAGATATTTTTAATTCTTGTTGTTTTTGATTTTTTTCTTCATATTGTTGTCTTACTTCAGGATTAATATTCCTAAGTTCGTCTTTTATTTGATTATTCAAAGTTAATAATTGATCATTCAAATATTTCATTATATATAATGCTTCCTTTTGTTGAGTAATTAAAGCATAATCCGTATCTAAACCAGCCGTAATTCCATTATCACCTGTTCTTGTCCAACAATATCTTTTTACAGGATTAAATGTTGCACCAGAACAATTACTATTATTCGCACACATATTTTCACATTCTTCCTGATTATTTGCAACTCCCTCTGATAACCCAGAAGTTCCCCACCATGTTCTACCTTTTAAAGCTGTAAAATTCATTATATTTGGTTCTTTATTATTTGATTGTAAACTTAAAATATAATTTTTACCCGCTTCTTGGTATTGTTGAAGGGTTACTTCATATTCTTTTTGTAGAGCTTCAACCTTTATTAATGAAGATTTTATTTTATCATTTTGTATTTCATTATAATTCATATTATATATAAAGAAAACTTTAATCGCGTTTAAATATTTTATAAATAAAATAATGAAAATTATATCCAGCTAAAAAAGATAAGAAACTAACAAATGGCAAAATGATATTAGATTTTGATAAATTTGGTTTTATATTTTTATAATTTACTAAATTAAAACCTTTATCATCAATTAAATCGTTATTTTCATTAGAATACTTTTCAATTAGTTTGTTTTGTGTTGATATTATTTGTTCTTTAATATACTGTGACATTTCAGGTTTCACCAAATTTTTGCGATTGAAATTTAACATAATGTATTTTTATATCATAATATATGAAAAATAAAATATGTTATTTACGAATAACAAATTTTATGTATGAGTTATTTTTGTTTTCATAGGTCAAATATTATTACTTTTTTGTAGAACAAATTTTCCAAACAATAAACTAACAAAAAATATTCCAATAATTAATTCACAATTTATCAAATATTGTGAATTATATTTTGACTTGGAATCATCAATTAGCATTTCAGAACCATTTTGTGTATTTTCGAGATTAGAAATTAAATCGCTAATTTCTTTATTTAATTTTTTTTCATTATCTAATTGTAATGAAATAGCTAACATATTTTTATTTAAAATTTCAATATTTTTATCAATATCATTAGTTATTAAAAATAAATCTCTACTCATATTTTGTATTTGACCTTTACTATTGACGTAATAGTTTTGAAATTCATTCACTTCAGGATTTTTATTATAATAAACATAATATTTTTTAAAATCATCTAAAGCAGAAAAAAATTGAGATTTAATAGTATTAATTTTTTCATTAAATTGTTTTGATTGTCCTATTAATTGTGGTTGGTCCATTTATATATAATAATTTTTTTATTTTACAATATTTTCAAATACAAATTCTATAATATGGTGCTAAAATTGCTGTTTTACTTGGTCTTGTAATTTCACAAACTTGTCCTGGTCTAATACCAATTGCTTGAGCTACTGGATCAAAACGTGATAATTCTGGAAACTCCTTATCATTTACTATATTATATCTATTTTTAACATTGATTTTTTCGGATTCATCTAATACACGATGAGGTGGCACTAATATATGTTCCAGTATATTAAATTGTAAACGTTGTAAAGGAAGAAGAATAATAAATATTTTTTCAGACTCCCAAATATGTTTTACGGTATTTAACAAGGTTTCATTTACTTCATCCTTAACAACTACTAAAAGTGTGTCCTTTTTTGTTAAAACTTCTTCAACCATAAATAAATCATCAATCATTTCTTGTAAATTATTTGGTCTTAAGGATTTCCCTAAATAATATTTAATATAAATCTTTATTCCTGATTGATGTTCTTGGTCGTTATCAATATTTTCTCCTTTAATTTCAGTTACTTTTTCTAAAATCATATCTAATTGATTATTAGTCTTCATTGTATTAACTTCATTTACACTAAATCCTTCATAATCTTTGGTATAAAAATCTTGTTTTTTCATTAATTCAAGAAGAACACTTCTTGATTTATAAATCTGAGAAATTAAACTACTTGTGTTTTGACTTGCCATTATTATAATATAATATAAACATATTGATTTTATTTTCTTTCAATTTTAAATTATTTTTAAAAACTAATTTTCTTAATAGAACCATCACCAGAATTACTATTTGATGAAGATGAAGAAGATGATGATGTTGATATAGAAGAAGATGATGATTCTGTATCGTCTACAGAAGATGTATTATCATCATTGGACGAATCACTTGTATTTTTTTCATCACCACCTATTTGATCTACTGCTAATAATGGAAATCTATTCGCCAGTTCTTCAGACATTGAAACTGGTCTTCTAAATGTTATATTAGTTTCAGGAACTTGTTTTGCTAAACCACCAAATTCTTTGGCCATTGAATTATATCCTCCCTGTAGTGCAATCATTTTATTATGTTCAGGTAAAGCATTAAAAGCTTCATTTAATGAAGAACTATTATTTGTAAAATTCTTTTCATCCATTTTTATACTGGATCTACGTATTATTTCAGACATAACGTCAGCTCTTTGTGAAGAAGGTATTTGTAGAATTTTTGATTGAAGAGCACCATCTAATTTATTAAATTCATTATCCAATAATGGATTATTAAATATATTTGCTCCTCCTTTTATTAGAGATGGCAATTCTTGATTTGGAGATTCATTAAAATTAGAATGAATTTTTTGGTCTATATCATTTACAATTTTAAATTCAAGTTCTTTATCTTGTATATTTAATTTCAATATATTATCCTGAACGTATCGAGGTAAACGATTAAAAATTTCATTTTGTATAGGATTATTAAATGGGGGTGCCCAAGGAGGAGAACCCTCCCAATCTTTTTCAGGTTGTTTATTTATTAATAATTCATCAATATTTATTCCTTGAGTTGGACTATAAGAAATAATTTCTGTAGATTCTGGTTCATAGATAGGGGAATAAGCTACAGAAGATGGAGAATACACTGGTTCAAATAAACCATAATCTTCAGATTTGGGTTCATTTTGTATTGATTCAATTTCATTTTCTGATGTATATTCAAAACTACGGGGTAATATTTCTTCAGGTTGTTCATATTTTATTCCTCTACGAGTTACATTTTCAATATTTATTTGACGGGCTAATTCAGAAGTATAATTATCAATTATTTCTTTAACTTCTTTTTCAGCAGCTTGAGGATCAATGTGTAGGAGTTTATCAATATTACGCGACTGATATGATAGATTCATTAGTTGATCAATATTTTCTTCAGTAATAATTCTCATTTGAATGTTCATAACTTGTAATTCTTGAATTAATAGTTTTAAAGCAAAAGGGATTCTTACAATGCTAAATGAACGTCCAAATTTACTGATAGCATTAAGAATTTGTTGACTCTCAACATTTTCTTTAAAAACAATTGGACCATCAGCAAAAGGACTTAGGAATAAATTTGTATCAGGATTATAAATAGCAATAGCACCAGTTTTATTACAAATTCCCATAAAATATTGGTCTCCTCTTACCATGTAAGATTCATTTAAAAAATAAGATAATCCATTTGCCATAATACCATCCCTTTCCATTTCACCGATTTTTAATCCACCATCATTAGCACGTCCTTGATTAGTTTGTCTGGTTAAAAAATTTCGTTTTCCAGTTGCTCGATAATTAATCTTATCTTTAACCATGTGCTTTAAACGCATATAATATGTAGGTCCAACAAAAATCTCTGAATAAATTTGTTCCCCTGTAAATCCATTATAAAATAATTGATTACCGCTGTTATGAAAACCCATTTTAGTTAACATATGACCATATGTATAATAATTAGACCCTTTAGTAGCAAATGCTGTGCAATCCCCATATCCTCCATAAATACAACAAGCTTTTGCAAATAAACCTTCAACTAATTGACCAATTGTCATACGAGATGGTAAAGCATGTGGATTTATAATAAGATCAGGTCTAACACCATCCGCAGTAAAAGGCATATCTTCTTCAGGAATAATTAGACCTAATGTTCCCTTTTGTCCTGCACGAGAAGCCATCTTATCACCAATTGCGGGTAATCGTTCTTCACGAATTCTGACCTTTCCTATTCTGAATCCTTCTTCACCTTCAGATATAAACGATTTATCCACAAAGCCTAATTGACCTTTTTTAGTTGTTTTAGAATGATCAATAAAGGTTCCCTTTTGATCAATACTTGAAGTAACTTCCCCTATTAAAACAACTCTATCATCAATAGGAGTATTTTCTTTAACTATTCCATATTGATCTAATTTACTGTAATCAAAACCTTCTTTAATTCCTTTTACATTAGGCTTACTTTCTATATTTGCAAAACTTGTATTTACATTAGAACCAGAGACTCTTGCACTTTCTTCTCTGGCTTCATATGTAGTATAATATGTAGTATTAAAGATTCCTCTTTTAACAGAACCTTCATTAATTAAAATTGCATCTTCCACATTATACCCAGTGTAAGACATAATAGCAACAATTGCGTTAATTCCATAAGGTTGTTGTTCTTTGTTTATATATTCTAAATATCTGGATTTTATCAATGGAGTTTGTCCATAATTTAGTAAAACTCCCATTTTATCCATTCTCATTTGAGAATTTGAATGATAAACTGATACTGCTTGTCTACTTTGACCACAAGAAAAAAGATCACGTGGAAACTGATTTGATTCAGGATAAATTATAGAATTTCCCATTACTCCAAAAATTAATGAAAGATCTATTTCACAATGTGTGAAATATTTATTTGTTTTTAATTCGGATGGTTTATTTGATATAAGTGCACTTTCTTCTTCTGAAGTATCAATATAATCAATAATAGCTCTATTTCTCTCTAAAAACTCCATAATTTTTTCTAATGTATTATAACCTGGATATAGTGAATCTATATCATATAAAATATTATTTCTAAAATTAAAAAACTCATCATTTTTCTTTTCAAATCCTGATATAATTTGAGACCATGTATATTTACGTGATTCGATAATTTCTTTAATATTTCCATGTTCATAAGAAAGTTTTGTATATGAAATTTCTCCATTATCAGAAATAACTTGATCTCTATAAAAAATAGGTCTGGATAGACGTCCACTATCAGTATAAATATAAATAATATTAGATTCATAACTAAAAGATATACTGGTAAAAACTGGTATAATTCCATTTCTTCTGAATAGCTTAAGATTATTGATAGTTTGTATCGGATTTTCTAATACACCAATCCAATTACCATTTACAAAAACTTTTGTTGAGTTCGCTAAAGCATTTGGAGAACATTCGGTTAATAACTTAAGTGAAGTATTAGCTCTAATCCATTTAATAATAGGATAAGAAGAAAATCCGTTAGTAATAACAGTGCTTATCGCCATATGTTTATGTAAACCAATATTTCCTCCATCAGGTGTGTCAACTGGATCAATTAACCCCCACTGTGTGCTATGTAGTAAATGTGGACCAACGATTTTAGCAGTAGGATCCAATGGTAAGTTAATTTTTCTCAAATGAGATATATGAGTAAACCAGGATAAACGATTTAAATCTTGAACTAATCCCAATCTTTTAGTATTAGTATCGGCGCCCCAATTACCCTTAAATCCTTTTTTGAATCCATCTTCAACAATTCTTTCTTTAAAAAATTCTTTAATGTTATCTTCAACTAAACTAACAAAATTGGTCCTATATTTCCCAGCGTGATAATAGTATTCTTTATCTATTTTTAAAAATATGTTACGATTTTGTATAAGATAATATTCACGAAATAAATCATAAATAAGAGAACCCGATGTTTCTATGCGTTTAAATTTAAAATTATCCCTGTCAGTAGGTGCCTCTTTACCCATAAAAACTCTTAGTAATTTATTTACCATAAATCCAATAAAATAAGCTTTATTAAGGAAATTATCTTCACCAATATGAGGTAAAAAATAGTTCATTAATATATCTTGCACAGCTGAAATAGTTTGTCTTTTAGTAAACTTAGAAATAAATTCAAGAGCAATTTGTTGTGTAAATATATTATTTGCGTCATGAATAGAAGGTATAAATAAATCAACCATATTAGAATTAGTTTTTAGATCCAATAAACAATATTCAATAATAGATTTGTCAGAAATTACACCTAATGCTCTCATAAGAATAAATAATGGAATAGGTTTTTTTACATTAGGGATATCTATAACAATTTGATTGTTAGTATAAGATGCATCAGGAGCAATAATTTTAGCAGAAGTATATCTGATGGGTTTAGAACTATCTTCAGATACAGAATGAATTTCACATGAATAACTGTATAATTCATCTTCTTTATATTTTCTTACGTAAAGCATATTATCAGCAAATTTTTCTTGACTAACAATAACTTTTTCTTTCCCAGAAATAATAAAATATCCCCCATAATCATTACGACATTCTCCCATATTGAATCGTGCTTCAGTTGATATACCACGTAAAATACATAAGTTAGAATGAAGCATAATAGGAAATCGTCCTAGATATATTTTTTCATAGGTTTTGGTTTCTTCTATTTTTTGGTCTCCATTGTAGTAAATAAAATCAACATCAATATCATAATGAATAGTAATTCCGTAATTCATATTTCTTAATCTGGCATCATTTGGGTACATATAGTGAGGATATGGTTTATTATTATCATCATCATAAATGATGGGTTTTCCAAAGTAAATTTTCGTTCCATTTTTGCCGCCAAGATAAATTAAGCATTCGTTGGGGTTTTCTTTGTCCCCAATTTTAAGAGCTTTTGATTTGGATTTTTTGGCTGTAATTTCTTCCTCAGCAGTTTCTGGTGTTTCAGTTTCTCGTTCAATAAATCTTATAGGATTATTTTCACGAAAGATCTGAAAAATTCCTTTACTAAAAAAGTCATTATAAGAGTCTAAATGATGTGTAACTAAATTATATGGATTGTCTTTAAAATATTTGTCAATTAAATTCCAAGATAATGTATCCATTATATTAATATAATGTTATTTTTTTATAATGTAATAAATTTATAATATTATAAATATTTTTATTATACCGACTAAAGAGAAAAAAAAATAAACTAACAAAAAGTATTGAAGTTTTTGTAGTCATTATAAATCATTTTTATTATTCATTTTCATAAAACACTTATTACATCTTTTACATAATAAGTTTTTCATAATAAAATTATTTTTAGATTATTTCTATAATTTATAATTTGTTTGATTTTAATGTGCGTGTCTTTTTATTATATTTGCGACTTGTCTTATTTTTTGATAATTCATTTGTAATTTTAAAAACAGTCCAAGGTTGTTGTGGTCTATCATGTAAATATGGATGTAAATAATTCCAAACCCTATTTTCTAAACAAAATTTATTTGCGTTAAATGGAATACCACATGAATTTCCCCATCTTAATAAAAATGACATATTTTTGGTCATAGTGGAATCAACTACATTACCATCCAATGCGCCCCGAGGTTGAAATGGTTTTGGTCTGGATGGATCTGACATATATTCCCGAGCATCTAATTCATAATGAGAACAACATGTTCTTGAACAAGGGTTTTCTTTATTTAAATATACATCATAATGATCTGAAATTATTTTTTTAGCAATATCAATATTTAATTTGCCCTTATGTTCATCCATTAAATCATTTAAACGCACTTTACGTGCTCCTTGATGTCTTCTAATATCATCGATTCCAGTATTAACGCACTCTAAATTACGTATTCTAGGATCATATGGAGCATTGAAACCAATAAAATAACCATTAGATGTTCGCTCTGTTTTATGAAAACGTAAACCTAATTCAATTCTCATTATTTCATTTTTGTTAGTATCTCCAAATAACCAAGAGTTTGCGTAGTCTCCAGAATTTCCATCTAACAACATAGTTTCATAATCGTCTAAGTTTTTTCCATATTGCATTGCATTACGAATACGACATGAAATAGGAATATTATTTTCATATGAAATAAAACCTCCAATGGTTGTTTCGGTTCCTAATATTCCAGCAGAAGTTACAAAAAAATCAGTTCCGGACCAAATCCAGCCAGGAAAACCTAACATTAAAATGCGATTCCCTTTTATTGGCTTTATATCTAAAACGTATTTAGCTAACTGTCCATCAACAAAATTGGAAAAATTATTATGTGCACAAACTATTTTTCCATCAGCAGTCCAATCTCCTACAGCAATAAATGCACTACATCTTTCTTGAGCACCTCCTCCTTCTCTAGAAGCTATATTATTATTTGAAACAGCTGAACCCTTTATAGCAATAGCTTCTTCTTCTGGCATATTTGACCACCAACTTTCAGTTAAGGTAAAATAATTATTCCATGCTACAACTTCATCTATATCCATATTAGAACCCTCAGCAAATCCAAGCATTTCTTCATAAAATTCTGGAAATAATTCCTGAATTTTAGAGGTAAAATATTTCTTTGCAACATAAATAAAAAATTCCCATTTTACTCCAAAATCGGTTAAAATAATAAAATCTAAAATACGTCTTACTTCTTTCATGTCTTTGGCTATTAGTTTTCCATAGGCAAATCCTCTTTCTTTAGGAGAGCCCTTAATTGAAATATAGGTCCATCCATTTAAATCATAACGAATTCCATTTTTAATCTTTTGTATATCTGTCATATATTCATATAATATATTTTTCAGTAAGTTTTGGAGATAAAATAAAAATTTTATTTAAATTCAATTCTTCCATAGAAAATTAGATAAAGTGTTAGTAAATCGATAATTCTAATAAAATAAAAAATATTTCTAAATATTTGTTTTTTGTTTTCTAATTGTGGAAATATGAGAATGTAAAAAGTTAAATAAATCAGGTTCGGGTTTGGGTAAACTCGTCGGGTCAGGTTCGGGTGGATTCGGGTTCGGGTTCGGGTTGGTTCGGGTTCGGGTTCGGGTTCGGATTCGGATTCGGATTCGGGTGCGGTTCGGGTCGTATTCGGGTCGGATTATAACTTGCTACGGGTTTGCCTCTAATTGGCTCTTGGTTGGGCTCTATTTTGGATTCGGATTAGACTCTAATTATAACCAAATTGACTTCAAATAGAATTCGGGTCGGATTCGGGTTGGATTCGGGTTGGATTCGGGT